ATCATTTACAGATACTGTTATAGTAATAAAAAACATTAACAATGAATCAGTATATTGTATTAAAGAAGATATGGGTAGAAATATTATTGTTAATGGTATTTCTGCACGAAGATGTGGTGAAATTCCTCTTTGTAATGACGATAGTTGCCGTTTATTATCACTAAATTTATATGGTTATGTTAAATATCCTTTTACAGAAAACGCATATTTTGATTGGGATTTATTTGTAAACGATGTGATAATTGCCATGCGTTATATGGACGATATAATCGATTTGGAAATTGAAAAAATTGACCAGATTCTTGCTAAAATTAATTCAGACCCCGAAGACGAATTTTTAAAACTATATGAAATCCGACTTTGGGAAAGAATTAAGGATAAAACCATTAGAGGTCGTAGAACTGGACTTGGTGTTACTGCAGAAGGTGATATGCTTGCAGCTCTTGGATTTCGTTATGGTACTGATGAAGCAACAACTTTCAGCGAGAATGTGCATAAGGCTTTAAAGTTGTATGCATACGATTCTTCAATCAGAATGGCAAAGGAGCGTGGCGCATTTCCAATATACGATGCAAAACGTGAGGCGAATAATCCCTTTATTCTCCGCATAAAAAGTGAACACCCCGATTTATATGAAAGTATGATTAAATATGGTAGGCGAAACATCGCACTACTTACAATTGCTCCAACAGGTACAGCAAGTCTCATGACTCAAACCACATCAGGAATTGAACCTTGCTTTTCACCAGTATATAAAAGGCGCAGAAAAATCAATCCGCAAGAAAAAGACGTAAGAACTGATTTTGAAGATGCCGAAGGTATTGCATGGCAGGAATATCCGGTATTTCACCATAAATTTGAAATATGGCTGGATGTTAATAATTATAATATAAACGCAGTCAGAAATATGACTGATGAGCAACGTGATGAAATAGTAAAAAAATCTCCATATTATAAGGCAACTGCAAATGATGTAGATTGGGTTAAAAAGGTTGAAATGCAGGGTAGAATTCAACGTCACGTAGACCACAGTATTTCTGTAACAGTTAATCTACCAAAAGATGTAACTGAAGAACTTGTTGCAAAAGTGTATGAAACTGCATGGCGAAGTGGTTGTAAGGGTTGTACTGTTTATCGTGATGAAAGTCGCAGTGGTGTTCTTATTAATAATGAAGGAAAAGAAGAAAAACTTCAAGAAAATAATGCGCCAAAACGCCCAAAAAGACTTAAAGCCGAAATTCATAGATTCCAAAATAATTTGGAAAAGTGGATTGCTGTTGTAGGTATGAAAGATGGCAGACCATATGAAATATTTACAGGTAAATTAGAAAATGGTTTAAGCAAATTACCACCACACGTGAAAGAATGTGAAGTAGTTAAAAATATAATTGATGATATTGATGCAGAAAGCAAGCCAATCAAAATAAAAAGATATGATATTGAATATATTGATAGTGATGGCGAAAAACAAGTTCATACTGGACTAAATCAAGCATTTAATCCCGAATTTTGGAACTATGCTAAATTAATTTCGGGAATCATGAGACATGGAATGCCAGTAATTAAACAATATGAACTCATAGATTCTTTGAACTTTAAAGAAGACTATATTAATACTTGGAAAAATGGCGTAGCACGTACAATAAAAAGATATATTAAGGACGGTGAAAAGGGAAGAGGTAAATGCCCTGAATGTGGAAGTGAAAATCTTCAATTTATTGAAGGATGTCTTGTTTGTAAAGGTTGTGGAAGTTCAAAATGTGGATAAAAAATGTAAATATTTGCATATTGTAAAATTTTATATATCTTTGTGATTCATTTAACTGTAACATATGAATAATTGGTTCGAAAGTAGAAATCTCAAGGTATTAGCATACCAAACAGAAACAATAAACAAAGTCAAAGATAGTCTAAGCAGTCAGGAAATAACAGTACTGGCTGCTTGCCCATCTGCTGGTAAGACAATAATGGCAATCCATTGCATTGAGGATTTCTTGCAGAAGAATCCCAATTCAAAAGTAATTGTGTTGGCACACGGTACTACCATATTACGTACACAATTTCATGATGTCTTGGAAGAAATCAAACCAGACTTCACATATAAGTTGGCTGATAATTTCAGTGAATATGATGAAAGCAAAGCCGTGAACGTCTGCTTACCGCAAACTCTAAATAGAAAATCTCTCAAGAAGATTGACCTGCTTGTGGTTGACGAAGCACATCAGTTTTATTTTGGTGAAAAAATGGTAAAGGACATCATCAAGAAGACCAAACCCCGCAGACAACTATTGCTTACAGGTACTCCTTCAATATTCATAAGAGAGAAACACCCGATTATACCCGTAACACTGAACACTATCTTTGACGAAGGTATGGTATCAGATGTTTATGTTGAAATAGCCACGAGTAGTTACAACTTCGACATATACGATTACAACCAGAATGATGAACTAAAAGAAAGCATTCAATTTAAAGATTCTGAGACTAAGAAAACACTTGATGACCTTATTGGTAAGATTGTTGAAAGACTCAAGAGCATCAGAGGTAATGAATACATGAATCTTTTACCCGAATGGTTGCCTACCTTGAAACGTTTGCAGAAAACCATGATTGCTTGTAAATCTCAAAGGCAAGCCATACAAGTTAAGAATTATTTTGACAAAATTGGCGTTAAATCCGCACTGAGCATTTCAGACATTGACTATGACTCCACGGAAATTGAAAATTTCAAAGCAGACCCAGATTGTCTCATACTTATTGTCGTGGGTAGAGGTATACTTGGATTTAACTATCCAGAACTCGTTAATGTGGTCGATATGACAACATCTATGAATGTTGACAGAGTATATCAACTCTTTTGTAGAGTCGTTAGAAAGCATCCAAATGGCTTACAGAAGTTATTCTTCAAGGTTGCCCCGAACACCCTCAGTGATTATTACAAGTACGTTATGACGGGTGTTTTGGCATTATCTGACGAATATTACTTCACGCATTTTAACGGGAAGAACTTTAATGACATGCAAATACCCGTAAGACCACATGTCAACGGTAATAATGGCGGTGGTAATAATACGAATGACATCACTGCTGTCCCGAACAGAAAGAAATCAGTCAAGAGATTATCGCCAATAGACTTTTCGGCACTACCAGTCTTCGAACTTTTCAAAGACATATATCATAAGAAAGATTCTTTACTTCATACGTATGCATTTACGACAATTAGGGATGTTCGGGCAGAGTTTCTAAAAGCAATGCCAAGCGGATTTTGGAACAGACAAAGATGCGTTGATAGTGCTTCAAGATATCAAAGACCTATTGATTGGGAAAAAAATGAACGTGGTGCATGCCGTGCTGCACAAGCAAATGGTTGGTATGATGAATGCATACAACATATGGAGAAATTATTTAGATGGACAAAGGAATTATGTATTGATAGTGCTTCGAGATATCAAAGACCTGTTGATTGGAATAATAATGCTGCTGGTGCACATAATGCTGCCAAAAGAGAAGGTTGGTACGATGAATGTGTCAAACATATGACAATAAAATCACAAAAGCCGTCTGGATATTGGACTAAAGAAAAATGTATTGAAAATGCATTGGGATATTCAGAACATTCGGAATGGCAAAAAAATGAACAAAGTGTATATAATGCGGCATTTCTAAATGGTTGGCTTGATGAAATTACCTCACACATGAAAAAAAGAAACTCATGGACAAAAGAAAGTTGTATTGAAAATGCTAAAAAATATCAAACTATAAATGAGTGGCGAATAAATGAGGGTGGTGCATATACTGCTGCTAAAAGAGAAGGCTGGTACGATGAATGTGTTAAACATATGAAAATGGTTCTTAATTCATGGACAAAGGAATTATGTATTGAAAGTGCTAAGAAATTTCAAACAATAAATGAATGGATAAAAGGTGGTAGTGGTGCATGTAATGCAGCAAAAAGAAATAATTGGTTTGAAGAATGCACTCTTCATATGAACAAAAAGAATTTATGGACAAAGGAGAAATGTATTAAAAGCGCAATGAAATTTAAAACAATCAAAGAATGGCAGAATAATGAAGGCAGTGCAGTTAATGCTGCTCGTAAGCATAGTTGGTTAGAGGAATGTACTGCTCACATGATAAAACAAAAACCATTAAGTTATTGGAATATTAGAGAAAATTGTGCTGTTGATGCAATGAAATATAAAACTAAAACTGAATGGCACAATAAAAATCATAATGCATATAGAACAGCAAAAAAGAATGGTTGGTTTGAAGAATGTACAGCACATATGATAAGGAAATAATTTTAATTTAATATTACTAATATGGAAAACGAAAAATTTGAACAACGAAATTATGTGAAACCTGCTTGGCAACCAACAGAAGAACAATTGGGTCAAGAGAAGCAAATAATACCAAACGAACCAACACCCGAACCAGTTACAACACAACCGGAGAGCACAACTGAAAATGAAAAATGAGCAAGAACCGAGCAAAGATAACCATAGCCGTTGACCAGAAAATTGACGAAGAACTTGAGAAATCCAATTACAATAAATCCAAGTTAATCAACTCATTGTTAGATAAATGGCTAAAATCTGACAAAAAAGACGTAAAAAAGTTCATAAAAAAGTGCGACTAATCCTACTTTTTGAGTTTTATTGAGTATTTATGATAAAGTAAATATCATGGCAAGAAAACAAATGAAACCCGAAGAGAAGAAAAGGAAATTCTCAATCACCATTCGCCCCGAAATCAACGAGAGGCTTGAAGAACTCAGAATAAATAAGTCCAAACTCATAAATTGGCTTCTGCAAGAACATTTCAATCATATGAATAATGGGAAAATATAGATATTGGTCTAAGGAAAATTGTACTGCAGAAGCATTCAAATATATGTCCAGAGTTGAGTTTCAGAAAAAATCTAATAGTGGATATATAACTGCACAGAAGAATGGGTGGTTAAAGGAGATATGCCAACACATGGTAAGACCGACACAATATAATAAAATTTGGTTTAAAGAAGCATGTAAACATGAGGCACTTAAATATAATACCAGAACTATGTTCAATCAAAGTTCTATGGGTGCATATCTTTCCGCAAAAAGAAATGGTTGGCTTAATGAAATTTGTCAACACATGACCGTTTTGAGAATTAAATGGAGTAAAGAACTCTGTAAAAATGAGGCATTGAAATATAATTCGAGAAGTGAGTTTGCTCGAAAATGTGGTGGCGGACACGCATTCGCCACTAAAAACAAATTTCTTGATGAAATATGCCAACATATGGCAACCATTGGAAGTTTAAAGAAAAGATGTACATATGCTGCTGAATTCGATGATGGTTTTGTTTATATCGGATTAACGTACAATTTCAATAAAAGAACTGCCAGACATTTGGTAGACAATAAATCACAAATTTACAAGCATATTCAAGTCTGTAGTCATAAACCAATATTTAAACAACTAACTAAATATATTAATATTGAAAAAGCAAAACAAAATGAACAATATTATGTAGATAATTATTATAAAAATGGCTGGCAAGTATTGAATATTGCAAAAACTGGTGCAATTGGCGGTTGTCAAGTAAAATGGACAAAAGAAACATGTCAACAAGAAGCATTAAAATATAAGACTAAATCCGAATTTCAAAAAAAATCTTGCGGTGCACATACAGCAGCATATCGTAATGATTGGCTTAACGAAATTTGTTTACATATGACAAATGGGAGAAAGGAAAATGGATATTGGACAAAGGAAATGTGTCAACAAGAAGCATTAAAATATAAAACAAGAAAAGAATTTCAAATGAAATCAAGTACTTCATATAGAATTACACGTGAAAGTGGATGGTTAGATGAAATTTGCAAACATATGCCTAAAAATATGAAAAATTGTTTGAATATATTTGTTTATTAATATTAATTTAATATATTTGCGGTAAATTAATTTAAAATCATAATTATGAAGAAGTATGTAAAATTTGATGAAGACTTTAATCTCATAACTCAAGAGATTAATTCCAACACAACTACGGAAGTGGCAAAAAGTATTAATCATTTGATTATTATTGATGTTAGTGGTTCTATGTCTCATGACCTTCCCGAAATTAGAAAAAATTTAAAAAATAAAATTTCTAATTTAATTAAGGGTGAGGAAGACACAATATCAATTATTTGGTTTTCGGGTAGAAATGATGCTGGCATTCTGAAAGAGGAAGTTCACGTAAATTCATTAAAACAACTTAATGATTTAAATAATGCCATCGATAAATTTTTAATGCCAATTGGTTTAACGGCATTTACTAAACCATTAGAACTTGCCAATGATGTAATTGAACGTATCAATAAAAATAATTCAAAGGGATTATTTTCTTTAATTTTTATGACAGATGGTTGCTCTAATGATGATGTGTCTTGGAATAGCGTTATAAATGCCGTAAAACAAATATCACCAAAATTATCTGCTTCTCTTGTAGTGGAATATGGATTTTATTGTGACACAAAAAAACTTACACAAATAAGTGAACTTCTTGGGGCAGAAAAAATTGATTGTTCTGGATTTGAAGAATATGACGTTGTAATTGCTAAAGGATTTACAAAAAAACTCGGTGGTAGTAAAAAAATCATTGTAGATATTATAGATAATTATCTATATGATTTTGCGTTTTCAATTGATTCTGACGGTAGTGTGTTGGTATATAATATTGATAACAACAAAGTAACTGTCAACAATGATGTAAAAGAATTATATTTTTTCTCAACCAAAGAAATTGGTGAAAAAGCATCAATTACTGATACTGCATTATATGCTGCAATTTATTTACTTTCTGAACGTTTTATGCCTGAAATGGCTGAGAGAGTATTCTATGCTCTGGGCGACAATCATTATTACAAAATGCTTGCAAATGCATTTGGTAAACAGAAATTGAACGCATTTAAAACTGCAATCAAAGACTGCGTTGCTGATGCTGCAAAACGTTTTGTTGATGGAAGGGGTGCTATTCAGAAGGTTGATGACAATGCGTATTGCTTGATGAACTTAATTGAAGAGTTAGGCAATATCGATGGTTGTCTTTTTTATCCTAATCATCCTGATTTTGTTTACAACAGGATTGGTAGGAAACGTGTTGCAAGGGGCGAAAATCTTAGCGAAGCCGACAAGAAGAGATTATCTGAGGCTAAAAACGTGGAAGAACTCAACAAAATCACAGAAGAATTGAAGCAGAAGAACGTTGAGGTTAAATTCACCAACACCAATCCAGACAGAGGTTATTCAATGACTGATTTGGTATGGAATGAAAAACGTGCAAATCTCAGTATTCGTATTCGTATTGAAGGAAAAGCAATACTTCCTGAAAACAAGTTCAAAATCAATGAAGTTGCTACTTACAAGTACAATACCTTTACTCTTATAAAGGACGGTATTGTTAACGTTGAAAAACTTCCAGTAAGTTATTCAAGCAAACTTGTTGATTTATTGACAACGAATTCCGTACCATTTGCAGTAATAAGTGCAGGTGCAGATTTTTCAGCTATAATTGTTGTCGACCTTAATTCTCTGCCTATTATAAACAGAGGTATGGTTCGTTCACTTTCTGCAAAAGATTTGGCTGTACAGGAATGGGAACTTCTGAAAACCCAGGCAGACAAGAAGGTTTACGATTATTACAGGAAGTCATTATTCCCGAAAGAAAGTAAATCATTTGTTGAATTGCTCGGACAGGAAGCTGCAGATTGGCTGAAAACAATCGGTATTACCGACTATAACGGCTTTGCTCCTTTAACTGATGCCGAAGAATCAACAGACTTCTACATGTCAGTGAATCTTGAAACTAAAATAAAGAGTCTTAGCAGCTTGCCAAAAGTTGAAGACGTTGTTGCCAAAATAAAAAGCGGTGCAAGTCTGAAACTCAGCGAGTACGTCATGGTAGATGCAATTAAAAAATATCTTGCTGTAACAGAGTCTGAATTGTACAAAACTCTTTCAGAAGCACAACAGAAAGAAATGCTGAAAACCTATCTGATTACTAAATCCAACGAACTGAATAAAGTAAGAAGGAAAGCATTGCAAGAAATTGCTCAGATTAAATTCGCTTTGATATTGAGCAAAAAATGGTTCAAGGAATTCAAAACATTCGATGAAAACTCTCTCGAATTAACCCTTGACAAACAACTTCTTAACTTTACTTTCGATTTATCAGAAAAAGAAGTTAAAATCTAAAATTCAGATACTCAAATATTTAAGAACCTCAGAAAATTTTCTGAGGTTTTTTTATGAAAATAATTGAAAAAATGTTTGGTGGTATTGAAACTTTATTTAACTTTGCCAAGTATTTAATAGAAAACGAACTTATAATAAATAAACAATGAAAACGTACAGGCACATATCAGCCATTATAACATCGACCTCAAGTCGCAACGGAATTTCTATATTCTGTTCAGACTTTACAGGCAGAAATAATGGAGATGATGGGGGTTCTGGTTTTCTTATGAGATAAAACTGAAAAGTTTTTAATAAACCAAGAACCCGATTCGCAAGATTCGGGTTTTTTTATTCTTTAAAATATAAGTCTTACGGCTTATAATCACAACATATAAGGTTTGCACCTTATATAACTCCGTAAGAAGGTCTTTGACATGTTGGAAATTTTGCCACCCTGTCCGATTGGTCAGGTATCTGTCTGCAAAACAGATTAGAAGCGTTCGATTCGCTTGGGTGGCTCGAAGGTTCAAGTCCTATTTTTTACTCGTTTTTAAAGTATTTATATAAAAATAAAAAAATGAAATGGAATAATGAATTAGATAATAAATTAAAAAGTTTAATAAACTTAAATAAAGACTATAATGAAATAGCTAAAGAATTTAATGTATCATATAGAACACTTACCAATAGAGCATTTAGATTGGGACTTAAAGTTTTAAAACAACACCATGAAATTATTTTATGTAAAAATTGTGGTAAATCCATTAATAAAACATTAAGTAATGAAAAAAAGTTTTGTAATCAAAGTTGTTCAGCACAATATAATAATAAAAGAAGAAAACATAGTGAAGAAACAAAAAATAAAATTAGACATACAATTAAAAGTAAATTTCCCACTAAAATGAAAGAAAATAAAATTGTGAGAAATAAAAAATTAAGAGAAAACAGACCATTAATTTCAATTAGAAAATGTAGATTTTGTGGTAATGATAAACCAATCTTAAAACATAAAATAATCTGTAGCGATTGTGGTTTTATGTATTATAAGTTTTATCGCCCACTATGTGAGTTTAATATTAACGTTAATGATTATCCCGATGAATTTAATTTATCTCTTGTAAAAAAATTGGGATGGTATAGTCCAAGTAATAAAGGTAATAATTTAAATGGTGTTAGTAAAGACCACATCTATTCAGTATATGATGGATTTAAAAATAATGTTGATTTCAATATATTAAAACATCCTGCAAATTGTAAATTAGTTCAACATATTGATAATAATAAAAAGAAATGTCAAAGTTTAATTACATTAGACAAACTTCTATTGAAAATTAAAAAGTGGAATGAAAAATATGTTTCGGTAGTGCAATAATGGTTAAAACGGCTGTCCGTTAAACAGCGAGATGTAAGTTCGACTCTTACCCGAAACGCAATAATGTAAAATATGCTTTACAAAAACCCACCAAAATGTAAAATGTATTTAACGTTATAATGTATGAAATAACCATCATTAAGTCCAAAAAAGGGGGTTAATGCATGATAAAACATACATTAACACTGTCTCGTAGCTCAGTTGGTAAGAGCACTTCTCTGATAAGGAAGGGGTCGGGGGTCCAAGTCCCTTCGAGACAACACAGACAGACAGTTAGAATTTCATAGCACCCTTTTTTGGTGGGATATCATAGAAATTCAAATGGAGAAATGGGTGAGTGGCTATAAACCATCAGTCCTGAAAACTGACAAGGGCAACCTTCGGGGGTTCGAATCCCTCTTTCTCCGCAAAGCATTTGGTGTTAAGTACCCATCAACATTTGGCTTATAATTATCTAAGGGTTAAAAGGGTATATTTGGAGAATTGACAGAGTGGTTATTGTAACAGTCTGCTAAACTGTGGGCGGGGAAACCTGCTCCGTAGGTTCGAATCCTACATTCTCCGCAAAATTAATTGAAATGGAATAAATCAGTTAATTCATGCATCAAAATGATTTTCATGGAGTCATTTAGGTGTAAAAGTTCTGGGTTGCATAAGAAGCTGCCCTAATGTTCAGTAGGAAGTTCTGTACTCGCATTTGGCAATGTGAATAGTACATTATAGACTCCGAGACATATTAAAGATAGTTGCAATGCTGTCGGGAAACGTAAGTATAAGGCTTACACCAGAACTAAACGGATTGGTAACTCAGTGGTAGAGTGTCTGTCTGAAGAGCAGAAAGTCGGGGGTTCAAATCCCTCCCATTCCACGCAAAAAGTTCGTACTATACAAAGTGGAAGTACAAAATTTTATAGGTCGGGTTGCAGGTGGCGCAATTCGGGTAACTTCCTCACAAGGAATCCTGTAAATATGGAGATTTAGCAGAGATGGTCTATGCGTGTGCCTGAAGAGCATGAGAAACGGGTTCGAGTCCAGTAATCTCCACAACTACATTCTAAACAGGGTGTTCACCCTATGGGTCGCCAGATTGAAAATGACCCCATGTGAGAGCATGTAAAAATCTGGCAAAAACGCAGAAGTAACTCAATTGGTAGAGCGTCAGCCTTCCAAGCTGAAAGTTGCGGGTTCGAGTCCCGTTTTCTGCTCAAAGTCCCATCCTGCTGTGGGTGTGCAAGGTCAGTTAATCTATCCTGACTGTTCTCCGGAATCCCTTTGATGCACATGGGACACTTTTTTAAATCGGGGAAGATACACTGTTTTATCGCAGTGCCCCGTCCATGCGAAGTGTAGCTTAATTGGTAAAGCGTCTGTCCACCAAACAGAGGAAGCGGTTCGAATCCGACATTTCGCACAAAATAATACTTGCAAAAGCAAAATTTTTCATATATTTATTGAAAATTTTTATTATGAAAATGAAATATGTTTTATTGGAGTATGATTACACAACTTACTGTCAGGGAACAGCAGACCATAATAGTGGAATGATGTTAGTTCATTGTCCGAAAGATGCAACTTTTATTGAAGTTCGGGCAGCATTAATGAATCTCAGACACGTTAAAGGTGAATACGAAATTGATATAAAAAGTGTAAGTAATGCAACAATTGAATGGTAATATAGCGATGTAGTCTCAATGGTTAGAGCAGGACTCTTATAAAGTCAAGGTTGTGGGTTCAAGTCCCACCTTCGCTACGTATGAAACACAGTGCTCATAGTACGAAACTGTTATAAAGGAGTAGTTAAACCGAAATTCAGAAGAAAATCGGCTGTGTTTCAAACTTTTTAAAAGTTCTTTGAGTGATTAACCGATTTTGTTAATCCATGTATTTATGTTAAAAATAAATATATGGAAAAAATTTGTAAGAAACATGGTTTGACAGAATATGTCATTCGTATTGATGGACGTTCAAGATGTAAAAAATGTGCTGTTGATGCTGTTCAAAAAAGAAGACATGTATTAAAAGAAAAAGCAGTTGCATACAAAGGTGGAAAATGTGTAAAGTGTGGATATAATAAATATGTTGGAGCACTTGAATTTCACCATACTAATGGGGATAAAGAATTTGGTATTGGTGCAAAAGGTTATACAAGAAGTTGGGAAAAAGTAAAAGAAGAATTAGATAAATGTATATTAGTATGTTCAAATTGTCATAAAGAAATTGAAGGAAATATAATTTAATGCCTCAGTAGCTCAGTGGTAGTAGCGGTGGTCTGTTAAACCAAAGGTCGTAAGTTCAATCCTTACCTGGGGCGCAACAAATTGGTAATATGAACGATAGCATTGATTTTGCACAATAGCACGAACAATGCTACCATTCAAAAGTGATGATAACATATTAAATATCAATAACTATGAAAAAAAAACCATTTTTACCTATGTCATGTAAAGGAGTAAAATGCATGATAGTTGGTTGCAGAGAACTTGCTTCTCATAAAGTTGGTGAAGAAAATATTTGGTGTAGAGATGAAGGTATTGGAAATGACGAGTATTTAAAACATCAACAGTTTGATGAATCACATAATGCAACAACTTATTTATGTGAAGAACATTTTAAATTTGTTATGAAAAGAGAAACTGAATATAATACTATTGAAGATAATCGATTTGAAGGTCGATTAATAAAATGAAAATTGATTATTTAACACCTGTTTATGTTGATAAGATTGAAAAGCCACTAGAAGAAGGCAAATGTTATATTTCAAAAGAATTTGGCATTGCAATTCACTTATGTGCTTGCGGATGTGGGGAAGAAACAGTAATGGATTTAAAACCTAATTGGAAAGATGGATGGAATTTAATTGAAAATATTGATGGTACAATATCATTTACTCCATCAATTGGTAATTGGTCCGGTCAAAACCCGTATCATGCACATTATTTTATTACAAATAATAAAATAATTTGGTTATGAAAATAAATGCCGAAATAACTCAATTGGTAGAGTATCTGATTCGTATTCAGAATGTTGCAGGTTCGATTCCTGCTTTTGGCTCAAAATTTTGATATAATAATGGAAAGATTTCATATATTTGAATGGAACAAATGGGATAAAGAATATTCCATGATTATCCTTTCAGAAGAAGATATTAAAAATGAAATTAATTTAAGGGGTGCAGGTTTTGAAATACTTGTTATTCCCAATAAATTTGAAAATACATCAAATGAATATCTCGATTTTTGGAAAAAAATAACTTTAATGAGAAGTGGAAGAATAATATACATATAATAATGCCGATATCCTATAGTGGTCGATTAGGCTAGTTTTGTAAACTAGATGCTAATAACTCACCGGGGGTTCGAATCCCTCTATCGGCTCAAATTCAAATAGTTATGGAAAGTTTGCCCAGTGAAAATCACGAAGAACGTTTCTTGAAGAAATTACAATCAAGATTTAAAGAGTATGTTGATTTAACTCCGTACTTCATAAAAGTTGCAATTGTCACAATAATTGTTTTCCTTTGTTCGATATTTATTTGGTACAGTTTTCTTCGTATAGATAAAAACAAGCCAGTAATTGAAAACATTGTTGACCAATTTAAAAAGAAATAAACCTGCCTCCATAGTTCAACGGATAGAACGGATGCCTTCTAAGCAACAAATTGGGGTTCGATTCCCCGTGGGGGTACAAATAAAATTAAAATATGTTTCCTTATTTTTCTGAAATGGCAAAACAACAACGAAAAGATGAATTGAAATTCGCTTTGGTGTTGTTAATATTAGCAGTTATTGCAACTGCACTTATGCTCTTATAGTTTAATGGATAGAATTAAATACATTATTTTTTATGTCTATACGATTTTTATAAATAATGAAGTATTTATGATAAAAATACCATGAATACTTATAATGAAAAAGAACTTGAAAAGTTAATAATTTACGAAAATAAAAGTTATTCAGAAATTGGAAAAATATTTGGTGTTACTGGTGGTGCAATAAAAAAAGCAGCACTAAGATTTGGAATTTCATTACCGAGAAGACGTGATATTAATCCCAATGAAACATTTAATAAGGGGAAAGCATTTATTGAATATAAAAGGGGTATATGTAAAAATTGTTGTGTTGAAATTATCATGTATCCTGAAAGAGATAGTGAATTTTGCTCCAATAAATGTCATTGCGAATATGAATATCGACAATATATTGAAAGATGGAAAAATGGTAAAGAAAGCGGAATCATCGGGAAATTTTCAATGTCAAATCACATAAAAAAATATTTCTTTGAAAAATTTAATAATAAATGTCAAAAGTGTGGCTGGGGAGAAAAAAATGAACACAGTAATAAAATTCCACTTCAACATCATCATGTTGATGGAAATTCATTAAATAATAAAGAAGAAAATATTGAACTTTTATGTCCAAACTGTCATTCATTAACAAAAAATTTTGGAAGTAGAAATAAAAATGCAACTAATGGAAGGTCCGAATATTTTGGAAGAAAAAAGCACAAGTAAAACGTAATTGGATGACCGTCCCAGTTTCCTAAACTGGTATCACTAATGTGATATGTGGGTTCGAGTCCCACCTCTGTGCACTAAAAACAATTGATATGGCAACAGCGATTTGTCCTAAATGTGGAAAAGTAATTTATGCACCTGACAGTTCAGTGCAATTGGAAAAAGATTTTGTCTTGTGTTGTGACGAAGTAATATACATACCAACAAATCAAGATTATGACATTTTCTTTAATGAATTATTAAATCCTTCTGAACCCAATGAAGCATTGAAAAAAGCTGTATCACGTTATAAAAAACGAACTAATGAAATTCACGATAGAGAAACTCAAGAATAAACTTGAATATACTGATGGAAAGACTTTTGTTTCACAAACCGGATATGCATTTATAGATGAAAGTGGCTGTTGTATAATAATTGTTTACGGTGAAGGTCGCAGAGACGGAATGTCTAAGTATTTAACAGAAGACGGTGACGTACTGCACATAAAATATAGAATAATGCCTTTGTAGCATAACGGATAATGCGCTTGTCTTCGAAACAAGGTCTTATGGGGGTTCGAGTCCCTCCAGGGGTACAAAAAACCTTAAGTATTAGGGTTTATAGTATAATAAAAAGTAATGTGAAAACAATGGAATTAATACCTATATTTGTTGATACTATTCCAATTGAAATTGAAGAAGGAAAAGTATTTATTACAAAAAAATATTGTGTTGCAGTACATCTTTGTGCGTGTGGTTGTGGTGAAAAAACAGTTATGAACTTTAAACCCAATTGGAAAGACGGTTGGACATTAATTGAAAATCCCGATGGTACGGTTTCATTTTCTCCGTCAATTGGTAATTTCACTGGTCAAGACCCATATCATGCACATTATTTTATAGTGAATAACAAAATAGTTTGGTGTTAAAAATAAAATGAAATGAAAAAACTGATTGATTATTTTACGTGTCGTCCGACAAGGCAAGCATTGCTATTTGGATTGACGATTCTTTTTGGTGAAATCATATTTTTTATTTTATTATGTACCGGAACTATTGTGGTACAATAAATGCACCCGTAGCATAATTGGATTAGTGCATTGGTCTACGAAACCAAAGGTTGTGAGTTCGAATCTCACCGGGTGTACAAAACAAAACTCAAACGTATTTATATTAAAGGTTTGAAACGATGATTGAATATAACGAAAATGAATTACGTCAAATTGTAGCGGAATGTAATACGTATAGGGATGTTTTACATAAATTTGAAAGAAATGAATCAGGTGCATCATATAAGACACTACATAGACGTTTAAATGAATGGAAGATTGATACTTCACATTTTTTAAACAGAAGTGAGTTAATGATAGCAAATCAAGGAATTTATTCGAGAAAAAGCAATGAAGAAATTTTTAGTATAAATGATGTTGGAAGAAAAACGATAAAAGACAGAATAATTGCTGAAAATTTAATTGAATATAAATGTAAGTTTTGTGGTCAAGATGAAAATTGGCATGGTAAAAAAATTTCATTAATTCTTGACCATATAAATGGTGTTAACAATGATAATCATCTGGAAAATTTGAGGTTCTTATGTCCAAATTGTAATGCAACACTGGAAACACATTGTAAAGGAGCATCCGCATTATCACCGAAACCAATTAAAGTAAAAAAGATAAGAATAAGTCCACCAAGATTAAGTCAAAGAAAAGTTAAAGAGCGACCATCATTGGATGAACTAAACGGAATGTTAAAAACAATGTCATATCGTGCAATCGGTAAAAAATATAATGTTAGTGACACTGCAATTAGAAGGTGGATAAATTTATATCATAAAACAAATATATTGGATAAAATAATTTAAAATGATAATTATGAAGTATCTCAACACATCGTAAATCAATCCTGCTATTGATTATGCGATTGGTATGTTATTTAGACAAACAAAAAAGCAGGAACAGCCAGAACTCGTGAAAGACGATGCATTCTACAGAAAGCATCCGAAAATTATGAGACTTTGGCTTGTGGAAATCACGTCTACGGATGGTGAAATCCAAAAGTTTTACGTTAGCGGTATGACAAAATTTGATGCCTATGAAAAGGCTGATGGTTACAGGTACTGGACTGCAGACGTTGGACTTAAAAATAAGTTGAGTACTTTTAGGCTTATGCCTTAAAGAAAAATTGCAGGGGAAGACCCTGCAACATGCACCGGTAGTTTAACTGGAAAGAATTGCCCCGTCTCAGGGGTACGATATGTGGTTCGAATCCCATTCGGTGTGCAATAACATCGCAGGTGTAGCATAGGGGTAGTGCATTGGCTTGCCGAGCCGAGGACGAGGGTTCGATTCCCTTCACCTGCTCTACTAAGTTCGAAAATCTTTTTTCGCATTTCATAGTATTTATATTAAAGTAAATATTATGAAATGGAATAAAGAGGACGTTGAAAAAGCAATTGCACTTCATAAGGAAGGAAAGGGATTTCAAGAAATTGCCAATGTATTAGGTAGAAATTTTAGGTGTGTTCAGATAAAATTAAATAAACTTGGGTATCACCAAAATTATGCTGAGACCAAAGAAACCAAAGCGTGTCTTAACTGCAGTAATGTATTCACATCGTTAATAAGTAAAAACAGAAGATTTTGTTCACAGTCATGCGGTGCAGAATATAACAATAGAAAATACCCCAAACGAGCCAACATAAACAAACTGAAAAATTGTTTACATTGCGGTCAGCCATTAAATTCACGTCAAACAAAATTTTGTTCCCCCAAATGTAGTGGCGAATATTTTCAACAAGAAAATTTTAAGAAAATTGAAAATGGGAATGTGTTATTTCCCGCTACCATGTATAAAAAGTACCTCATACATAAGCACGGTAACAAGTGTATGAAGTGTGGCTGGAATGAAGTAAATCCGACTACGGGTTTAGTGCCAATTCAACTGGAGCATAAGGACGGTAATTCTGAGAATCATAACTTAAATAATTTGGAATTGTTGTGTCCCAATCATCATTCATTGACTCCAACATTTGGTGCACTGAACAAAGGCAATGGTAGAACCAAGAGAAGAGAAAAAAGAAAATCTCTTGCATATTAAGGAATTTAGTGCGATATTTACAACAAAATTTATAAATCATGAAAAGCAAAAAATCTTTTAAAGGAAAACTAATTAAATTAGTTGTTGAAAATTTATGTGAAACAGAATTTATGTGGATTTCACAAACAACATTGCAAGAATATCTCGATAAACATCTGGCATTTAAAACAGAGGTTGTGAATTTCACGTTAAATGAGTATCAAGTTGGAAAAGATGCCGAAATAAAATTCATTGACGAAGACAATAAACCTCGTGTGATTGACCTTCATATTGCACAAATTCAAAGGTCAGTAAATGAACTCGTAAAAATACAATAAAACAATGAAAGAATCTATTCAAACATCAATAAATGCTCTCGACAAACAAATGAGTATTCTTGGAGCAGCAAAAGAACAGACCGACAACGATAACTCCAAACGATTGTTATCAATTGCCATAACAAATATCCAAACAGCAAAACTTTATCTCAAAGAAGCAAAAGACTTGGGATATACTGAATTTATTTTGGAATCCCCTAAAGGATGTGAAGATAATACATCGGGTGAAGCACCATTGGATGAAAAAATAATAAAATTTCCAATACCTACATTTGAGGAAGTACAAGAAAAAATTGTAAAATCTTTAAGTAATACGAATTGGATAACAAGATATTCGGCAATTAGGATGATTGACTATGTTATATTACCCACACTTGGTAGTGAAGCAGATGTTAAATTTTGGAATGGAATTTCTGATTTATTAAAACAACAAGAGAAATCATAATGTGATGAACATGGCATAGACCTACCCCCATCACAATCTCGCCAGAATCTCGACAATCTGGCGAAATCCGGACAATAATCCGGACAACAGTAAAAAATAACACCGAGGATTCATCGCTATCCGGACACTAATCAGGACATTTTGTCCAGATAAATGTCCGGATAGAGGAAGTTCAGAACACCTTTGCTAAATGCGGAAGATTAGGTTGAGAAATGAAGCATCAGAGTACCAACTGTTTAAAATCGTTACTACCGCAGAGATTAGAAGCACTACTTGTAGTGTGGGGTGCAAGCCATACAGACTTAGAGGGAAAGCAACTCTGTGATAGTCGGGTTGGTGCTTAGATAAATGATGATTAACAACAGAATTCTGGCTACGCTCATGTTATTTTTTACTTTTACTGTAACATTTTCAGAAATTTTACGTATAATTGCATAATAATTAATAATAGAAATAATGGCAACAAATCCAAAATTATTCGCAATTGCTGACACATTGACAAAATTGACGGTGTTAGAAGCAAAACAACTCATTGATATTCTTGAAAATGATTATGGCATCAAGGGTCAGAGCATTGTAACTCCGATTGGTGTACCAACACCCGAAGTTGCAGTAAAAGAACAGACTGAATTTGATGTTTATCTGAAAGAAATTGGTGGACAAAAATTACATGTCATCAAAAAAGTTAATGAATGCTTGAGATTGGGACTCAAAGAATCAAAAGAACTGGTCGATAAATGTCCGGGTCTTCTGACAGGAAAAGTATCAAAAACCGATGCATTGATACTTAAAACCGAACTGGAAAATGTGGGTGCAGTAGTTGAAATAAAATAATTATGAAAGGAATCATAAAATATCAACAAAAGTTGTATAAAAAGGCAAGTGACCCTCACAAAGTTAAAAAGGGCGACTTGATTAAACTTGAATGTAAGAGAGGTAGTGATTACTTTCAATACAATGGTATTTATACAGTTATCAGCGATTCCAGAGAGATTCACATTAAAAATTATAAGGGAGAAGGTTTAACATTATGCTTGAAACTTGGATATAACGTATTTTATGATGATTATTTCAGATTAGTTGAAACCAAAAGAAAGAAGTCATTACCAAACGTTTTAAAAGAAGAACAATATGAAAACTGAATTGTGGAAAATATTGGTTCCAGCTTCCGGCAACAATGACAAGGAGTTCACTTATGAGCATCATAAGGCATGGGATGCATTTGTCAAAGACCTTACAGGTGGAGTAACCGTCATGAAGACTGCCAAAGGTCAGTGGGTAAGTCCACACGGTCAGTTATATGTTGACAGAATGATTCCTTGTAGAATTATCTGTACCAAAGAGCAAATCAATAAAATTGTTGATTTTACTTTAGTGCATTATGACCAAGAAGCAATTCTTGCATATAAAATTAGTAGTGTAGTAATTTTAAAACATAAAAAGCAATGAGCAATACAATTAAACCCAAATTGCCGTTAACATGTAAAGGAGTAAAATGCATGAAAGTTGGTTGCCAAAATCTTGCTTCACATAAAATAGGCGAAGAAAATATTTGGGACAAAGAACTTCAATCAGAAGAGCATCAAGCATTTGAAAACAGTCATAATTTAACAACATATTTATGTGATAATTGCTTTAATCAAATAATGACAAGAGAAACTGAATATAATACAATTAAAGACGACAGATATGGGAATGTTCGGTGAAATAAATGCAGAAGCCAATGCCAAGCAATTGGAAGGCATAATTCTTGACCTTATAAAAGGTGACCGTTGGAGAGACTGCAGAAGTGCAGCCAGAGGCGTTGCCAAAGAAAAATTATATCCTTGGTATCTCAGTGAATGCTCAGAAGCGTTTATTGAAGCAAATCCCGAAATAAAAAAAGAATTTGGAGAATTGAAATCATGAAAACAAAACTGGATATCGGAAATTTGCTTCAATTAGCAGAAGAATTAGTGTATGATGGCAGAATTGAATTTGCAGAAGAAGCCGTAATTCCTGTTCAAATGTTAGAAACAGAGGAAGGCGAAAAATATCAATTGAAATTAGTAATGACTTTAATATAGCAAGGAGAGGTGCTTGAGTGGTCGAAAAGGGCAACCTGCTAAGTTGTTGGGCGACTAAAATTGCCCCGTAGGTTCGAATCCTATCCTCTCCGCAAACAAATCATGAGTTGAGTCAACCCTTTCTTAAATATTAAAGTATTTATAATAAAATATTGTTATGAATACTAATGAAAAGGGAGATATCGGTTTGGCTGCTGTGATTGCAGATGTTGTCAGAAAAGGATTTTTTGTGTTTTTGCCGTTCTCAGATAGAACACATGTCGATTTGATTATCGCAGATAAGAATATGAAAATTCAAAGGGTACAGATTAAATATATTACCGTAAATAAAACAGGTGTATTACAAATCGTAACATCAAGTGTTGTAAACGGTAAAAAAGTACCTGTTGACCTATCTAAGACAGATATTTGGGCAATTTATTGTCCCAATACCGATAAAATATATTATGTCACAACACTTGAATTATTGGGTAAAAGGGCAATGAGTTTAAGAGTTAGTGAGACAAAACTAAGTCAACCCGGAATACATCTTGCTGACAATTATTTAGATTTAAGCAAAGTGTGGCACATATTATAGAAAACCAGCAAGTCAAAAAATTTGACTTTTTCTGTAACATTTTTATTAGTATTTACGTATAACTATTATGAAAAAGTTACCGACAATAGAAATCACCGAACTATTCATGGTCAAAGCAGACTGGAATAGAACCTTTATTGGTCAGATAATCAGAAAAACTGATGAAGACGGTCTGTCAATTAATCTTGGCAACGTCACAGTAGACGAAGGAAAAATCTGGAGCAAAGCTGAAACCCAAGAAGAACTTGGAAAATATCTTGATGATATTTGTACATTAAAACTCGACTGTAACCTTCACGGTAACGGTGGTGTTACTTCTATTCTTGCTGAGACTCTGTTCAATCACAATTAGATGCAGGACTTTGAACTACTTAAGCGAACATACCCTGTCAGTGAGTTTGATAGATTTTGTGATGGGTATGAATATATATTAAAAAATAGTACTGAAGATGAGAGAGAAGAATGGGGAATTGATGTAAATGAATTACAAAGAGTAATTACAAAGGGAGAGAAGTACATATATCAAGTAGCAAAGGAAGGACAGGAATTCAAGACAATGTATTTATGTTTTACCAACTATGCTATTATAAGGAAAAAAATATACAAACTTGAAGATGATTAGTATAAAAGAAAAATTTACTGAAATAGCAAAAAAATATCACTTGCATCATTATGGTGATTTGAAATCAGCCATTGAAGAAATGATTATATACATAAATGATATGAAAGCAATTGTTAAAGTTGATGTCAGAAAAGAATTACCGTTAGAATTACAAACAGTAACTACCGATAAAGGTGAATGTTATTACAGTCATGTACACCTGCAATGGTTTCATGCAGAGAATAATATGCCATTTGATGCAAATGAATTAAAACCACAATATTGGGAGAAATTAATTGATGCAAGAAAGTAAATGCAAGGACTTGGCTATTTATATGATGAAAACACGGGAGAAAAAATTCTCTGTTTGGTCCGACAAGGCAGTTATGGCAGGTATTTGAAACGCAGAAAATCAGGTAAGGATGGATTTCATTTGACAGATGAAGAAATATATTTAAGAGAAAATAAGGAAAAATTAGAAGAATTGAAGGCAAATAAAAAAATATTTTGTTAAATACGGGCATATAGTTCAGAGGTAGAACATTGGTCTCTAAAACCAATTGCCACGGGTTCGAGTCCCGTTATGCCCTCAAAAATTTATGAATATGAAAAAAATTAAATTGATTTTTATAATTTTATTTGTTTTGACAATGATGTTATTATCATCATGCAATCCAAAATTTTGTCCTGCATATGCAGATAGAGGACATAAAAGTGATACACATTCTAAAAGTTAATTAATGAGTAGAACTAAAAAAGATTTGAAAAGCAACAGAAGGGGTTTTGGTCTATATGGACATAAGCCTCAGAGAAAATTAACTCCTTTTATTCATGATGCAAATAAAATTGCAGGCAGGAATGAAGTATTAGTGCACCAACCTGATAATGATATTAGTCAAGAGGGATTCGATAACATGTATTGTTCAGATGGTTCACATTGGCATAATGCAAAGACTGTCAGGGCAAAAAGAAAACAAGTACGGGCAGAAAGAGATTACATAACATCACAGGCAAGGGCAAGAATAAAAAAACAAGACAAAAAAGAAATTGATAATTTATTAGGAAATTAAAATAATTGTAGTAATTTTGAACTCTCTAAGTATTTATATACCGCAGAGTATTATTAACAATTAAATTTAAAACAATGAAGTAGGTTAACAAAAATGAAAAAATAGGTTATCAATTCGTAACTAACTTAGTATTTATAGTAAATAAAAGCATTATGTACGATACTGAGTCCTTCATTAAAGAAGCCAAAAAAATTCATGGCGAAAAATACAACTATTCATTAGTCAATTACAAGAACGTTTCAACAAAAATTAGAATAATTTGTTCAAAACATAATGTTTTTGAACAAACTCCAAAAAATCATATCCTTAGAAAATCTGGATGTCCGAAATGTGCTATCGAATATAAAGCAAATAAATTGAAACTTTCCCAAACCGAATTTATTATTATTTCGAATAAAACACATAGTAATAAATATGATTATTCCTTGGTCAATTATTTTAACAATAAAACTCATGTCGATATAATATGCCCAATACATGGTGTTTTTGAACAAGCACCTGCTCACCACATGAGAGGTATTGGATGTCCAATTTGTAACGATTCAAAGGGTGAATTAAAAATAAAATCTTTTTTGAATAAAAATCGAATAACATATATTCGAAATAAAATGTTTAATAATTGTAAAGATATTGGTAAATTAAAATTTGATTTTTATTTACCTAATTTAAATATTATGATTGAATTTGATGGCATTCAACATTTTAAGCCAAATCATGCTTTTGGTGGAACTGAAGAATTTAATAATATTCAAAGAAGAGATAATATAAAAAATAAATATTGTGATGAAAATTTAATACAATTAATAAGAATAAGGTATAATGAAAATATTGAAAACAAATTAAATTTTTTAATATGAAAGATAAGTAGATAATAAAATTAGTTACTGTTGTTCGACAAGATTTGAGTGCTGGACAACAATTAGTTCAATCTGGGCACGCAATTGCTGAATTCATTCAGCATTTTCCCTCAGAATTTCAAGAGTGGAAAAGAGATTCAAATTATCTCATTTCGTTATCGATTGATAACGAAGAAAGACTTCAAAGACTATTTTACAAATTACAGGACAATGGTGCTAATGTTGTTGCATTCACAGAACCCGACATTGACAACCAGTTGACCAGTATTTGCTATTATGGTACGCCCGAAATGCGTAAAATTACGCAGAATTTAGACTTAGCACTTGAAGAAGTTAAAGTCGCAATTAAAAATTAAAGTCGCAATTAAATTTATAAATGAAGTATTTATTTTCGCAATTCAAGTATTTATATTAAATTTGTAATTATGATAGATAAATTAAATTTAAAAGAAAATTCGTTCTACATCGGTACTTGTAGAAACACTAATATTGCTCAATGGCATAAAGGTGAATTTGTTTTCATTGGTTTTAATTTTGGTATTCCATATATTGAAACCATTAAATATTATGGTGACATTAAAAATACTTCTTTTGATGGCTTTATCCCCATTGAAGAAATTAATTTTAGTGTTGATAATATAATTAAAGAAAAAAATTTGCAAGACTATAAAAATGGTGCTCGTAAAATATATCAAAATTTAAATATCAATAATTTAAATTACGAGATATGGAAACCCATTCCAAAATATGAAGGACTTTATTCTGTTTCTAATTTGGGTAGAGTAAAAAAACATGGAAAATCTTTATCTGGCAATAAAATAATGAAACAAAATTTTTCACGTGAATATTTGGTCGTTGGTCTAACTGATTATGAACATATTCGTAAAACATATAGAGTACATAGATTGGTAGCATTAACATTCAAATATAATGATAACACATCACTTGAGGTCAATCATATAAATGGAATAAAAACCGATAATCGTGATATTAATTTAGAGTGGATTGAACATGCTGAAAATTCGAAACATATGTATACTTCGGGAAATGTGTGCAAAAAATTGAAACTCGAAGAAGTAATGGAAATTCAACGTTTGTTATGTAAAGGTGACTTTTTACAAAAAGATATTGCAAAAAAATTTAACATTAGTCGAAGTACAATATCTGAAATTAATACAGGTAAAAAATGGAAAAATATTAAATCAATGAAACATTTATAGATAGACATCAGACCGCCATAATAATTTGATATCACAAATTGTGATATCAAGATTTCATAAAATGCGTAACGCAAACTATGTAATATAAACAAATTTGTTTACACAAAATAAATTAAATTAATCTTAAATAAACATTATCATGGAAACAATAGCAAAAACCGATATCGCAAAAATGAAAGCCGATATTAAAGACAAAGTTGAACTTCAGAAGTTCTATAAAAATCAGAGAAAAACCGATAAAATCATCGGTGAAAGAAAGATGCCTGCAAGTGAAGCAACTTATAAGCATCAGACTAACAGAGAAGATTTACGAGTAATGTACGCAGCTTATGGTATTGCCAGAGGCAGGAGTTTTTCTCAGATTGAAAATCATTATCCGGAAGACGGTCATCCACTTCAAAAATATCAAAAAACAATTGATAGAATTTTGGAGAAGTACACGGTGTTAGTGAAGGTTGAAGTACCAACCGAATAAAATAAAAAGGGCGTAGTTGCCCTTTTTTTCTTGCATATTTGCTACGGATTGTGTAGTTTTACGCAAAATAACTTTATATTAATCTCAAATGAATGTCAGAAGAGAAACAGGATGGAGTAATATTCACTCCAAAAATTGAAGAAGAAGGAAGAATTGACGAGTTTCCACTTATTAAAGAAGTCGATGTAGAGGATAAAATAATTGAAGTAACACCAAGTGTACAATCAGTTATCCCACCAGAAGAACTTCAAAAAATCAATGATGAAATTAAAGCCGAAATAGTGGCTGAAGAAAAAAATGACGGAGCAATTGACGGTGCTGTTGACGGTGCTGTTGACAATGATTCTGAAGATTTAAACATAAAAACTTATGTCAAAATAACACCAACCCTTTATATTAAACCAGCAGGTAGTGAAAAAAATAAAGAAGGCGAAGATGTCAAATTATATAAGATTTTAAATCCTGAAACTAATATTGTAGAAAAACGACAATTAACTGATGGCGAAAAACACGATATTTTAGTCCGTGATTTAAAAGAATCTCGCATAAAATTTCATCCAATAAAAAATGCGGTAAAAACTGTCGGAGTAACCACAGTTACCAGTTCAATTGGCAGAAAACGCTTGGTGAAAGACAAAGGAGTACAAACAAACATAACTACCAATCAGTTCGACAAAGACTATCGTAAGAAACGTCAACGTAAGAACAGAATGGCACGGGCATCCCGTAAAGCAAGTCGATAGTCATGGGAGAGAATACAGGATATTCTTTAAAAGGAAACGGTACAGATTTATCTAAACTGTATCCATCTGGTGGCACGAACATTTATTTCGGTGCATCAGCAATAACAACTACATATGTGCCTAATGCAAATTACATGCAGGTTATTCCAGATAGTCATTATTGGTCGAACTTAGACCAATTACTGACATATCTTGGTTATATTCAATCATCAGGTAATCCGTTTTATACCAATGCTTGGAATGAAGAAGTTAAGCAAATCATTATTGGCTTAGAAAATACAATCAAAAATGGTTACAAACTCAAGAAACTTAATAAGGTGCAAACCATTTTTTTGAAGGAAAGGGGCGATGTACCTTATCTTTTTGAGAGTGTAGAAAATATGATAATTTTTGTCAAGGATGTTGACATTAGTGGTGATTATCCTGCAAACAAATTTCTTAATGATTTTATTGCAACAATTAAAAATACAATAAAAAGTGGATATAATTTAACAAATGGATTAAAAATGGAAAGAAAAGAAGTTTACAAACGTATTGATGGCGAAAGAGACTATCAAGACAAAACTTGGGTTGCACGCAGAACACTCGATGGCACACCCGATGAAGAAAAACCAGTTGCTGAGTGGATTAACTACATAGAATTTCACATTGCAAAAGCGAAAGACAAGGTATATCATCTTGATACTCAAGCTGCACTTGAAGAAATTCGTAAAGTAACTGCACTTGGTGTACGTACAATGGAAATTCATGGCTGTCCCGCAAGACAAAATGAAGTCAATGAAATCGACATAAATAAAATATGGAATCCTCTGACAGGACAAAATGAAGTCAATGAAATCGACTGACAGGCAAACTTCCAAATAATGAAAAAATATAATGGTAAAATTTTTAAAAGTAATTAACTGGCTATTTGATTGGTTCATGAACCTATTATTTGCTACTATACTTATTGGTGGTGGCATATATGTTATACAACACATATTTTTTGGTTAATGGAACGGGTTATTGACCTTAATGATACGTATTGGGACAGACTAACGGGATACGTAACCGAACTACGTGTAGATGCACGATGGGTATTACGTGGACTTACTGACAAAAAATCCTATGGTTCACTGAGAATCGTGTCACATCCGGATTTACCTCCAGGACAACTTCGTGCATTCTTCACGTATGTTCTGACAATTAAACCCAAAACCAAGGAAGAAAAAATTAAAACAATTGAAGACTATCAAATCGATATAACTGAACTGGAAGTTTTTTCAATTGCCGATGATTTTAAAACAGAAACCAAAACCTACGAAGCACCGTTTAAAGAACTCGAAGAAATGTTTGGTGTTAAAATATTTGAAAAATAAAAACAGAAAAATCATGAGTAAAAAAACAGACGAATTAGTAAAGGAAGTAATTATGGAAAATCAAGACAAAAAAGAAAAAGACTTCACTGCTGTCACAGGCAAAGGTGCAGGACTTCGCTTTAATAAAGGCAAGCAAAGATATGATTTAGTTGAACCACATGCATTTGCAGACTTTGTTCAAGTGCTGACCGATGGTGCTGAAAAATATTTTGACAGAAATTGGGAACGTGGACTTTCCTGGACCTCAGTTTTAGCTTCACTTAAAAGGCACATTGCTGCCATTGAAAGAGGCGAAGATTATGATAAAGAAAGTGGTCGTTTGCACATTGCTCACGCAGCTTGCAACGTACATTTTCTCAATGCATTTTATTATACTTTTCCACAGGGTGACGACAGACCAAAAAGATATTTAAACATACCAAAAATAGGTTTGGACATTGATGGAGTTCTTGCCAATTGGACCGCAGCTTGGAATAAATTATATCCCGAAGTACTTGTAGAACCAAGTTGCTGGTACTTGGATAGACAGGTCGGAAAACGATTTAATGAAATGCGTGAAGCAGGAACTCTCAATGAGTTCTATATGAACGTAGAACCACTTATCAAGCCAGAAGACCTACCATTTGAAGTACATTGCTATATAACGTCAAGACCTGTTTTAAAAGAAGTAACAGAAGCATGGCTTGACAAATATCATTTTCCTGCAAAACCAGTATATAGTATTGATGTTCGCACAAGCAAAGTACAAGTTGCTAAAGATGCTGGTGTAGAAATATTTATTGATGATGCATTTGAAAACTTTGTAGAAATGAACAATGGTGGTATTACTACATACTTATACACAGCACCTTGGAACATAAAACATGATGTTGGTCATCTTCGACTTAATTCATTGAATGACTTACCATTGCTAAGATAAAATAAATGAAAATTTGCATTATATCTGATACACATGGAAAACATAAGCATCTGGGACAATTACCTGTTGCTGATGTTATTATTCATGCAGGTGATTTCACATCAATAGGTCAAAGTCATGAAATTGTCAATTTTATGCAATGGTATTCCAAATTACCTTATGCTAATAAGCTAATTATCGCTGGAAATCATGATTGGCTTTTTGAAACTCATCATCTTTTAGCAATTGAAAAGGTTCCAGAAAATGTAACATACTTGGAAGATTCTGGTGTTGAAATTGAAGGTATTCATTTCTGGGGGACACCTGTTTCAAAACCATTTAATAATTGGGCATTCAATCGTCCGGAAGAAACACTTGCTAAACATTGGGCAGCAATTCCAGATAATACTGATGTGTTAATTACACACAGTCCACCATATATGATTGGAGATTTAGTACCTTGGGATATGAAGCATCATGGTTCACCATCACTCTATAAAGAAGTTGTTGAAAGAATTAAACCAAAAATTCATATCTTTGGTCATATTCATGAAGGGTATGGAAAAAAAGTGATTGATAACGTCATATTCATTAACGCATCAAATCTTAATGGCGATTATATGTGTGTAAATCCACCAATTATTTTCGAAATTTGAAAATAAATATTGGCTTTCTTGTAACATTATTCGATTATTATTCGTATAATCGCAATGTAATTTATTTTAATGCCAATGACAGACAAAATTTACTTAACAATTCTCATAGTATTATTAATCGTAGTTGTCATTGGCGATGTACGTGTCGCCAACACAATAGATAAAGTAAAAAAGAAACTAAAACTCAAAAAATGAAAAGATTATTAATCCTTGCGTTATTGCTTTGCTCGTTTGCAGCAAATGCACAGAATTTTCAAGTACTAACCGATGCCAAAATCAATTTTATTACATTTGAACTCTACAAGCCACTTAAACACGGAACTGTCTATTACTTCACTGACTTCAAGGTAGACCATGATGGCATTACTGAATCCTACTCAGAAATATCGGGATACGTAAACATTACAAAAACATTCTCTGCCACTCTACAATATAACGCAGGACTCAACAAAACATTCAGAATATTTCCTGTTTATCTTGGTGGAGTGTCTAAAGCATTTACAATCGGAAAATCATTTAATTTATCCTTTGATGTTACATACCGCCATCAAAACTTTCTTTATCTTGGCGATAAAGAAATGCGTAATGGGTATCAGATTACAACCACATTTTCACAAGATAGAGATAAAACACAAGTAAGTGGTTATTGCGACTTTTGGAATAACAAATATTTTATTTTTGAACCCCAAGGTTGGTATAAACTGACAAAGCGAATTTATCTCGGATTAGAATGGAGGGCATCAAATTACGATGAAGTACTTAACTACGATGCTGATGGTGGGTTCATTGGTCATTACGCAAACTACGTAATGCTTGGAATGAAATTAAATTTAGAATAAATAACTACATTTCATGTAATATCTGAAAATTTAACACATAATTCTTGTTAGTGCCATTTATTTCAATTATGTTTGTCCATTCAATTATTAACTAATATTAATCAATAAATAAATTATGAAAAAAATTCTAAGTATTTTATTACTAATGTTTCTATGCGTATCATTAATCGGTCAAACGAAAACTGGTACACTGAAAATCTTTTCTGAACTAACCGGAATAAATGTTTATGTCGATGAAACTAAACAAACTACAGACATAACTTCTTTAGTACTTCCTGTTGGAAGTCACTATTTGAAAGTTTTGGTTGGAACGACAAGCGTATATGGCGAAATTGTTGAAATCAAAGAAAATACTGCAACTACTGTACTCATAAAGAATACTGGTCAGGTGCAAGAAAAAATAATGGATAGCAAAATTGCTGAACGTGAAGAATATAATAATTCTAAAGTAGACGTTGTTTTTTCAACAAATTCTTTAAGTCAGACTACAGGTAGAAGTGCCATGTATCCCGGATATTATGGTTATTACGGATTTTCCAATTCCAATACTGTCACAACCCAAGTATCTGATTTTAAAATCATAAAAGGTGGTGTTAAAGAAATTGGGGATGTATCATTAGCAGCACTGGCAGGAAACCAAGCCATTCTAAATCAAAATGCTGCTGATAATCTCAGAATAACAAAAATGACAAATTGGGGAGCAGGTATATTCTTAGGAAGTTTCGTTATAGGTGGAACAGTATTGGCTGATATGCTCGTAAAAAAACCCTTTTTACATCCTGTTGGAACAACAGCAGGTGGATTTGAAGTCGGAGTGCTTGCAACTTGTATAGTCACAGGAATAATATCATATGGTTTGGTTATGGGTGCTGATAAATCTCGTCCCGACCATTATTATACTGTTGATGGTGCTAACAAAGATGCCCAAGCATATGACAAAAAACTCAAAGAAAAATTGGGACTTCCTGAAAGTTATGATGTAAAATAATTTATAAACAAATAAAATGAAAAAAACTTTAATTTTATGTATTGCAACTATTCTGATAATTGGAATTGGATTTAGTTGTAAAAAAGAAACCCCACTTTCCGATTTTGTTATCGGAACGTGGAAATCCGACAGCCTTTTATTAGGCGATAAAGGTAGTGCTAAAGTTTGTTTTAGTGCTATTATAAAAACTAATGACACTTATGTATTAACATTATTGCAAGGAACGCAGAGTTATACTTGTCCCGCTACAGGATATAGTGTAGACAATGACAAGAATACATTTACACTTACCGAACCAGATTTTGACCCTAATGATGGAGTTACACCAACAGATACGCAAACATTTGATGTTGTTACTAACGGAAAATCAAAAATGACATGGACTCCACAAGTTAGTGGCGGTGCTCCAACAATGATTTGGACAAAACAATAAATAATTTAATACGACAATATAAAAGCCAGAGCAATCTGGCTTTTTTTGTTAATATCCGGACTATTTATATGAAATTCAGTTTTCATGAAGTCCTTACAGACAATTATACGAGAAGAATATACAAGATTTCTCAAAGAAGCGTACAATGATGAAGAAATTGATTATTCTTATTTTGAAATATATGATGAATTAAAAGGAGAACTATTCAATGATTTCCTATACCACAACAATCCAACATTTACTAAACATGTTCCTTGGACCGTCATACCCTTTCCAAGACTAAAAAAAGTTTGGGAAGACTATATGACCTATGGTTCTGTAAGAGATACAAGAGGCTTGGAAATGATTGAAGATATTGTAAAAAACAATACAATGAAAGTCAGCATTTTCACAAACCTGGCAGGTCACACGCAATGGGGCGACCAAGAAGCATTCGATGAAAATATTGGATATTGGGTAGATGAACAACTTAATTGTGTTTACAATAAACCTTTTGATAAAAATCAGCTTGAAATACCCTTTAGCAATCCTAAAAAGGGATATCAAGAACCTGAAGATAATTCGCCATGTAATACAACTGTTCATCCATTTGCTAAAAATTTTATCGAAGATAAATATGGTGATGAACTTCCAAGCAGAGACCAACTAAGAGAAACACTTTATGAAACAATGACAGGTCAATTCTTCGATTATTATATGAATGACCCCGAAGGTAAAATGGGTGGCTTTATAAGTGATTATGGTCTGAAACCTCTTGAAGACCTACTTAGTACATTACTTAGAGCATCAAGTCCTGAAGAAAAACTACTTGTTATCGACCAAATGTTAAATGTTGTTCATCAACGTTCTGATATCGCTGATTGGTTTGTAGAAGGTGGTAAGCAATCACTTGCACAATTAAGCGGTAGTCCCGCAGAAGTTCAATAAAATTTCACGTAAATCCGACTTTTCGACAACTATTTTCTATTTATGGTAAAAATTATTTTACGTAAATTTATTATAAGTATGAATATCAACGAATTATTCGAAAAACTACAAGAAGATATTCTTGGCAATTTAACAGGAGATTTGATTTTAGAGGGTAATTGTATAGTATGGTCGTATGACCTTGACAGAGACGGTGCAACACAAGATATTGAAGCCAACGATGATGATGCTGAATTTGATTTTGCATCAGCAACAAGTCCCGAAGAACTTCTACAAGAAGGATATGAAGAAGACAAAGAAGCAATTGAATTATTTCTCGATGGATTAGACGAAGATAATTGGACAATATCAGACCCAGAAATTGAAGAAACTCAAATTACTTTTAAAATATTCTAAGTTTTCTGTAACATTCTCCCGTAATTTTCGTATAATTGCATAATTATAAAAACGAATTTATTATGGGTGGTAAAGCATTAAATAAGTACGGTGTATTCACCGAAAGAAAAAGCACAGCAGAATTCATTCAAATTGGAAGTGAACTTAGTATTAAAGTATTCTATGACTTAACATTATTCACTTCTGTCGTTACTTGTTATCGTACCAAGGCAGACCACGGTGACTTGGACTTACTTATCAAAGTTCCGGCAAATACCAACATCAATTGGAAAGATTATATTAAGAATGCTTTTATGCCAAATGCTATCAATGCCAATGGTGGAGTTTATTCATTCGACTATAAAGGATTCCAAGTTGATTTCATTCCGATTTCAGAAAGTAAATGGGAAACCGCATTAATTTATTTCTCATACGACCCTTTGGGAAATATCATGGGTAAGACTTACCATAAGTTTGGATTATCATATGGTTGGGAAGGTTTGTTCTATAAGTACAGGAATGTTCATGGAACAAACTCAGAAAATATTCTACTCACCAATGATGCGAGAAAAATTTTTGACTTCGGTGGATATGATTATGATAGATACTTGAAGGGTTTTGATACTCTTGAAGAAATATTCAAATTCTGTATTGATGGTAAGTACTTTGATTCAGAAATGTTTCAAATGGAAAATTTGAAGAGTCTTGACAAGAAAAGAAACCGTAAGAGAGGTTCATATCACTTGTTCTTGAATTACATCAAGGACAATGGCATCAATACCAAATACGATTTCGAAGAAGATAAGGATATGTATCTTATCGACATTGATGCAGCTTTTCCGGAAGCCGAATTACTGTATAAACTGCATGATTTGGATGTAAGGGATGAATTGGCTAAAGCATTAGCAGATAAATTCAATGGCGAAATCGTCATGGAATGGCTTCCCGACCTTAAAGGAAAAGAATTGGGTCAAGCTATTGGTAAGTTCAAAGATGCTTTGGGTGATGATTACGAAGATTTTATTATGGACTCAAGTAGTGATGAAATTTTCAATAGATTTATGATTGTATATCATGGAAGAAATTAGCGCAGGTAAAGAACGCAATAATATTCTGAAAGTCGGAAGCAAGAATTTAAATTCCGAAAACTGGAAGGTTTATCATCCGTCTGGAAGACATATGTTCACCTGTGGCGAAAAGAAAGCCAAGTGGTATACTGAAAGAGGTTTGGCAAAGGTCATCGGTAAAAAGATGATTGGATTGACCTTTATTCCAAAAGGTAATGGCTTTGAGGACAACGAAGAATTTGGTCGTAGTATTCGGGAAGCAAGGTGTGTGGTAAGCGGTATTGAAGAAGGTCTGCAGAGGCATCATATTGTACCGTATTGTTATCGCACATATTTCCCCGAAATCTATAAATCAAAAAATCATCATGATGTAGTTCTTATTAATCATGAACTTCACTCACAATATGAGCAAAAAGCCAATAATTATAAGGATGAAATCGCCAGAATTTATGGTGTTAAAACTATTGGTGAACTTAACAGTGAATATACTGGCAAATTACGTGAAGCAGGCAAAGATAATTCAATTCTACTGAACGCAATTCATTCACTATTTAAATGTTATGGCAGAGTAGCAGAAGCCGTTAAATTGGAAAAGCTATACTTTATTGCAGAGCATACTGGTATTCCGTTTGAAACAATTTGCGATTATAACTATATGCAACTCTATAAGATTTATTTATACCTACAAGTTTTGCACGAAAAAGAAATTTACGACTTTAAAGCAGAAAATCGTATTCTTTACGACCACGGATATCATGTTGCACAGAAACTCGATACTGAGGAAAAAATCGAAGAATTTGTTAAACTCTGGAGAAATCATTTTATCGATACTATGCATCCCCAATTTATGCCAATTGGATGGTCAGTAGATTTCCGTATTAAAACAAAAATTTTATAAATCCTTGCGCATTTCAATAATTTTAACTAATATTGTTCATTAAATAAAAATAAATATGAAGCTATACAAAGCATTAAAAGCAAGAAAAAAATTAGTTGGTGAAATCGCTAAACTAAAGGACCAGATTAAAAATAAGAATTCTTATCTGGCAGGTTCTTCGAGTGCCGATAAATTCGATGTGGATAAGGTATATGCCGAACTCCAAGCAAAAGTCAATGAATTAATTGGTCTTAAGTTCATTATAAATGAAGCCAATCATCCGATTCAAGAGCAAATTTACAGACTCTCAGAAGCAAAAGCAATGATTGTTTTCTGGAACGAAGTAAGTGTTGTCGAAGGTCTGCAGTCTATTGGCTACAGCGATACCATAAAGGATTATAAGGTTCACACAGATGAAGCCAAACGCAACGAAATAGTTGTAGGATTTCAGAAAAAGGTTGATGCTGTTCAGGACGAAATCGATAATTTTAATTATACCACTGATATTCCTTGGGGTGATGCAAGTGAAGACCTACAAGAAATAGACGAATCGCCTGTAACAGAACTGAAGTAAAGAAACTGAAGTGTGCTTTCGAGTAGCTAAGACATACTGAGATATTCGCAACTACTATGGTCAACGATAATGACAATGAATGTTCAAGTTTCCGATAGTCATGTAGTTAAATTTCAATCTTCAAGTCTCAAGACTCATTTTGAAATCTCTTTTGTTTTTACCAAAGAAACACACTTCTTTTTATTTTAAATTATGACAACCATAAAATTTGATTTTGATGATATACTGATTGTCCCCAAGGTGCATGGTGACATATCAAGCAGATATAAAGACATTATATTACCAAGTAAATTACCATTATTTACTGCACCAATGGACACTGTGGTAAATTATGAGAATAAGAATATTTTTCTTGAAAACAAAATTAATGTTGTTCTACCAAGAACAGTCCCTTATTTACAATTTCTTGCAAAAGAAGTTATGGCAGGAAAACTTGACGATGGTGGCGTTTTTGTTAGCTTTGGATTAAATAATATTCGAACACATATTACTGGCGTTCAAAGATTTCATAAAAATGCAAATATTCTTATTGATGTTGCCAATGGTCATATGAAACTGATTGTAGATATTTGTAAAGAAATAAAAAAATTCAGACCAGACGTAACGATAATGGTAGGTAATATTGCCAATCCAGAAACTTATCGTTGGTATGCAGAAAATAATTGCGTTGATTATATTCGTGTAGGCATCGGTAATGGCAATGGGTGCATAACTTCAAAACAATCAGGCGTTGGATATCCATTAGCATCACTAATACAGGAAGTATTTCATGAAAAATTATTATATGTATATGACCATAAAGATGACAATGATTTTAAATTTGCCCCTGCCATTGTTGCAGATGGTGGCATGAAAGATTATGCGGATATTATTAAAGCATTTGCATTGGGTGCTGATTATGTGATGATTGGTTCAATTTTTAATAAGGCATTAGAAAGTTGTGCTGACAATTATGTACATGGTATTAAAATTGGCAAGGAACTTGCTAATCGTTTATTCGACAAAGGCTATCCAATAAAAAAGTATTTCAGAGGCATGAGTACCAAGGAAGCGCAAAAAGCAATGGGAAAGACCCGTTTAAAGACTTCTGAGGGCGTTACGAGATACAGGAAGGTAGAATATCACCTAAATGGCTGGGTTGAAAATTTCGAGCATTACTTGCGAAATGCAATGAGTTATAGTGATGCCCGGACATTAAACGATTTTATTGGAAAAGCCGATATTTGCCAAATTACTGATAAAGCATATGTTAGACTTAACAAATAAAAACGTTGATGAAATTAATGCGCACATACAAAAATATGCATCTGTATTAGAATTACTGAATCCCCAGTATCAGCCGTACATGGCTCTCATCATCGACATTAGCATTAGACATATTCAAGAAAAACATCCAAATTTACCTGTTGATTGGAAAGCCTGGTCTATCGTAGTTCTTAAAAATAAATATTTTAAGGGTAAAGTCAAAAAAGAATCGGATATTCCTATCATAATTGATGAATTCATTCAGCACTATAAGGACAATTATGCTGAATACATTCAGCAACTTGGAGTATCTTCAACTGAATTTGATAGAGATTATGGTTTTGTCTGCAAGTTTATAAAATAAAAATCGGTAGAAATCTTCCGTTTTTCTACCGATTTAAAATATTATCGTCCGATTATCGTCCGATTATTGTGTTTGGATTTCCTCTAATTCGGTTTCGTATTTTAATTTTAAGATTTTTAGACTTTTTGTTTTCTTATTAGAAGTATCGTATTTTTCAAAATTACTGATTTTCTGTGCTAATTCAGCAATTTTATGCTCTAATGCTTTAACGTCTCTATCTTTAGCCATAGCTTTGAATTTAAGTATAAAATAATTTTCTTATAAATACTAAAGTACTTGCATTTATAGCCGACATTAACTATATTTGCTTACTAAATTTTTACTCATGGAAAAATATGTCAGATACAAGAGATTCAGTGAAACCCATACTGAAATTACAGTACAGGAATTTTACAATAAGTTAATTACTGAAGGTTGGGAAATCATTTACTATAACGAAATAATACATCCTGTCGGAGCATTAGCTGGCGGTCCACAAAATATGACGTTTTACGTAGTTGTCGTAGCAGGCAAAAGACAAGAGGACACGCTATCAAAGCCAAGTGTATTATGAGCATAAATTCGGGATATCTCGTCAAGACAAAAACGGGAAAAGAGGGTAGAACCTATCACCGAGATAATAAAGTCAAAGGCAAAGTGGTAGTGTACGTATTTATTGATGGTAAAGAAGTCAAAATGCTCTGTGACCCCGAAACCATAGAAATAATTGGATTTGTAGATTAACAATAAAATGGAAGAATTAAATTTAAAACCCGGACACACATACCTGCTCAGATATGGCTGTACGGATACTGTGCATGAAGTCAAGGTACTTTTAGCAACAGATAAAGCATACAACCTAAAATGGCAAAGCGGTACTAACTCATGGGAACTTAAAAGACGTATGGATAGCGATTATACTGTTGTTGAAGACATTACGATGGTCGCCAATGATTTATCATTTGATTGGTTAAAAGCCAATATGCCGGATTTCAAAGTAAAGTTTCCAAACTTTTACGTAGAAGAAATCTGTCCTATTTGTGTTGGTACGGGACAGGTACAGAGTTTTGAAACAACTGCAGGAACAAAAACCTGCCCAACCTGTAATGGTAGCGGAAAGAAATCAAAAAAAGTCACATTATCATTTGACTAAATTGACTGTATTTATTGAGAAAGACAATAAATGCTTTCGATAGCACAATTAATTAGGGAAGAAATACAAGATTTTGTTAAAGACTATTGGCAGGATGACAATAAGCCATCACTTGCTGATAAGGTTTTTTCAAAAAATCAAGGCGTGGACCTTAAACAGAACACACCTATCAATGCCGAATTAATTGGAAAAGCAGACAACCAATATCCGGTTTATAAAAATCCTAAGAGTCTTGAAGGGTTTGCGGGTAATACCAGAGGAATATTAATGGCAAATGGTGACCTATATCTCTCAAAAACATTTTATGCACTACATAAAGCAATACTAAACTTATTATCTGTGCATAATATCGTACCATTTGCAGCTCAGTATAATTATGATTTAGAATATCCACAGGAATTCGTGGCAATTGAAAGAGTCGGATTTTCAGACATGTTTTCACAATCCGAAGCATATGAAGAATTTCCAAATTATTACTATGAAATCTTCGATAACGGTAGTGCCAAACAGCCGTATACATTTAAATATCTCGAAGACGATAACCTTAATGAATTAGAAAGTCCATTAGACCCGAATTATAATGGTGTTATGTCAAACATACCGCCAGGATATGTTCATGGAATTCTGGACGAATTAAATAAAGATAAGATGAAAAACAACAAAGTACAAGACGTAATTAAAAGCGTAATTAAAGAATTTGCCTATGAAGGCAATGTAGCAGAAATAGAGATAACTCCGACAGAACAAGACCCACGTTCTGGCAAGAAACAGCAAAAAAACTTTGATGTCAACTATAATAAAACTGTTGATGGAGTACCTCTTGAAATTACTGGTGTTTTATCACCATATAATACGGGTAGAGGTACGGAGTATGAATTTCAACCAGACTTTTTCACCGATGTTGAAGCCGAAAATTACTTTAACGAGAATTGGGAAACTGTTCAAGACGAAATATTGGACAAATTATACGACAAAAATCGCTAATTTTTCTTATTTTTTCTAATTCTTAATTGGTAATCAAGTAAGTACATCGTGTATGGATGGTTGCCTTGGAAGTAGTTCTACAAGCGTTTGAAAGAACTCTTCGTACTTTTTTACCTTACCTTTATTCTTTGCTGCCCTTATTTCCAGCTTCTGAATATGTTTGTAAAGCATTTCATCGTCTTCATTTTTCGAAGTCCGGAGTTTTTCTTTAAACTCATTGTACTTTTCTTCACATTTGTTGTCATACGCAGCTTGTGCGTGGTCAAAATATGCCATATAAATTATAATTTATCAAACTCAGGTATCCAACGTTTGGGAAGTCTTCTGAATTTAAAGGTCTTAGCTTCAAGTATTTCCTTATCGGGTTCAGAATCCATCCAAGGTCTGACTTCGGTTTTTTTGCCTTTTTTTCTCTCCTTAACCGATACGTCAAAAATAGCAATATCTTTTTTCCAGAAATGCCAAATATCTCGATTCTGACCACAATGCCATAAACTGAAATTGCAGAAATAATGGGTGTAGTTCTTTTTAAGATATTCTTCAACTTCACGCATATATCCTTTGAGAACAAAGTTGCCTTTGTATTTGGAATACACGAAACACAGACAATATGCGCCACCAGACATTCCCCGTTTTCCATCAGCAGGAATTTCAATGGCAGGATATTTCTTATTTAAAAGTGCTCGTTGCTTTTTCTCGTAGATTTTTTCGGCTTGTTCTCGATAGTATTCATAACTATCGACATTCGTGACTTGTTTCTTTTCATCAGCAGTAAGTTCTCTCTTGAAACTCAAACCAGTCCTGTTTAAAAATACTTGCCAAGCAATTTTTTCAATTTCCAAATTTTTATTATTTGGCGTTGGTAATTTTGAACTCTGCATATCATTACAATTTGCGTGTCTACCACAAAGTTCACAGCAACCCTGTGACCTTCCCATTGTTATAGGATAGCCATTTTTTTCTGCACAATCGTTACAATAGAACATATTTTCAGTTTTAAAAATTTAAAAGTTTAGGGAAGCACGGGAAGAGTCGGTCAGTTAAGCGTTTATATTTCGACCAGATTCCCGTGCCTCCGGGTCAGTTAAGCGTTCTATATAAGACCACTCACTTGCCTTTCGACAAGACCTAAACAGTTGTGGGGATAGGAGGACTCGAACCTGCCAAAAGCTAATCACATCGGTTATCACATAATAACATACATGCGGTAGTACTCACACATGCATCTTTTCCGCTTCCCCTCTGTGACTTTGTTGTACACCTTGCTTCTTTCTCCTGACAAAACATCAGGCAACTTTACCAATTTGTTCATATCCCCGTAAATTCAAAGAACAAGAAACAATCAGATGGCTGTCTAACACCACGACCTTTGGCTGCTACAATTTATACGTGTGCCCCACATGGTTACTCGGTCACTGTCATTTCTCTGACTGTTTCAATTTCGTTATACGTAGAACTACTTTAAAATGTTACAAAAAATCAGACTTTTTTTAATTTAAATTGAAAATGTCTTTCATCCCTATCAGCATATGTACTGGTTTCTATGCACTTAACATCGAAATCTGAACGTACACCAAAAAATAATAATCCGACTTTTTCGGGTAGAGGCTTGGGATATTCGGTAACTATACTGAAATCAATACCGCCACCAATTCCCGACCCCACAACCTTAAAATCTTCGTCTTCCATTAATTCTAATGCAAGACAGAGTTCTTCATATAATTCTATCTCATCTTTAGTTCCAAGTTTATGCTTAATTGCTGTTTCAACCACAAACATTCTATCATCATCTACATCAAACATTGTTTTAATTATTGCCTAACAAATGTAGTAAATTCAAACGACATTTCATAATATTTTATGATAAATTATAATTTAAAAGTATTTATGTATTGAATAACAGGTATTTGTAAAAATGACAATGCCTATGACAGAAATAGTACGTAAAGATATTAAGGATACTTTCATCCTGTTTTTTGCACAAATGCTATCGTTTGCAATCATTACCATAAATTATCGAGCCATTGCCCAAGCAAGTTATATGTGGTCAGTTTTAACAGATGTAGTTGTTGCAGGATTATCATATTTTGTGGTAAGAAGAATAGCAAAATCTAAAGACAGTATAATGCAATGGATAGGTTTTACAATTGGTAGTGCAACTGGAACTGCAATTGGTATATGGCTTTCAAAATTAATTCTCAGCTATTAAGCATCACTTTTTATTTATATCAGTCTTTAGTATAAATAAACAATGGCTACATTAATGAAAACTAAAAAGAGAGTAATCGCAGGAGTCTGCGGTGGAATCGCAAAATGGATTGACCCAGAAATCAATCCATTGGGAATAAGACTATTATGGTTCTTCTTGGGATTATTTCACCCGATTTTTATGCTGTTAATATACATATTTTTAGCAGCAACATTGCGAACTGAACTATCAATCTTTCCAGAAGAAAAACAAACTACAAAGGGCGAGTAATCGCCCTTTTTTTGAAATTTTGACAGTATTTATGCTAAAATATCTGGATGAAAAGCATTAAGGTAATAATTAGTGAAGAAGTACTTGGTATGATGAAAGAATCCAATGAATCTCAAGAACTTCTTGGAATACCACAACTTGCACAAATAATCGCAAATTTAAATGGCGAAGAAGGTACTGATGGTCCATATTATGAAGGTTCATTAGATACACTGACAAAAGCGTTTCGCTATGGTGGTGATGAAGCAGTACAAAAAGAATTTAAGAATAATACAAATAAAGACCTTAGAGTTGCAATTAAAGGCAAATATTTTATGAATTAATAATTTGGAAGAATAACCTGCTCTTTTCCCAACCAATATATCAAACTGTTCTTCGAACAACACCTTGTCCATAGCCATAAATAACAATATTTTTTATAAATGCTTTTATTGGCAACTAATTTACTTGCTTATCTAATTTTAATGGTTTATATTTGTCGTAAAATAATTTTATTTAAAAAACAAACACATGAACGACTCAGCAAACGCACAGTCACCAAAAGGAACAACAGAAACTGAAAGAGTACTATCAACTTTTGATTATAAACTTGAAGCACTCGATAAAATCGCTGGAACAATTGTTAATCAAATAACTGCTTTGAGCGATTTTGACCAACTTAAAGCCGAAGCAACTGATGCAAGAAAACAAGTACAGGGCGGTAATTTTATTGGTGAATTAGACATAAGAATTGAAAAACTACAAAAACTTGTAGAGGCTTATGATTCAATTCGTTACAATCTTGAAAGACTTGTATAATATAATTTTATAAAACGGAGCGTAAAACCCATCCATCGTTTTTACGTGGGTGGGATGTAAGCGACAAACGTTAACCTTGTGAAAGAATATACTCACGAATAGTATCAGGAGATGCTTCGCCAATAGAGCAAACAAAATAACCATCTGACCAAAGTAACTTCTGATACCAATATTGCTTACGAAGCGTAGATGGGTGTAATAACCATATTTGCCTAGTAGATTCTTGTTTAAGCCTACGAACTATTTGAGCAATAGACAAACGTGGAATGTAACGAATTAAGAAATGAACGTGGTCTTGGTCTGTTTCCATAACCTCAATTTCAAAATCAGAACTATTAGCAATGGATTGAAAGATTTGCTTAATATCATCATTTAACTGACCAATTAACATTGGTTTACGATATTTACAAACAAAGATTAAATGACACATTAAGTAGTGTTTTGAACGATTTGTGCTGATGTAATTAGATTTTTTAGACATAGTAGCGAAATTTTTTTGTGAATGTTTCTCAAAATGAATGGAAATATTTACAAAAAAATGTAGCGGATTTACAAAAAAGCATTATTTTTGCATAAATCAAAACTATTTAATAGTAAGAATGAAGACAATATTTCGGACATATCAATTTGAATTAATGCCAAACCAAGAGCAGAAAACGCTGTTGGATAAGCATTTTGGATGTATCCGATTTGTCTATAATCATTTTCTAAATGAGCGTAAAGAGCAATACCAAGTAGACAAGAAGTCTGATAATTACTACACACAGGCAGCAACACTAACAGAATTAAAGAAAAAAGATGAAACTATTTGGCTTAAAGAAGTTAATAGTCAATCTTTACAATTTGCTTTAAGATGTTTGGATACTGCTTATGTGAACTTCTTTCGTGGTAACGCTAAATTTCCAAGATTTAAGTCAAGAAAAAAGAAGAATACGTTTACGGTCCCACAATTCGCCAAATTGGAAGATGGTAGATTTTACGCACCAAAGTTTAAAGAAGGAATAAAAGTTAATGTTCATCGTGAAGTAAAAGGCGAAATAGGAAAATGCACTTTAAGCAAAACACCAACAGGTAAATATTTTGTGTCTATTCTTTCCGAAGAACAGTATCAACCAAAAGAAAAGACTGGTGCTGTATGTGGAATTGACTTAGGATTAAAAGACTTTGCAATAACATCTGATGGAGTTAAATTCAAGAATAACAAATATACAAAGCGATATGAAAGAAAGTTAGCGAAAGCACAAAAACATCTTTCTCGTAAAACAAAAGGTAGTACTTCGTTTGAAAAACAAAGACGAAAAACAGCCTTAATTCACGAGAAGATAACCAACTCACGAATGGATAACTTACACAAGGTATCTCACAAATTGGTAACTGATTATGATATAATCGCATTAGAAGATTTAAATGTGAAGGGAATGGTTAAAAACCATAAACTTGCAAAGCACATATCAGATGCCAGTTGGGGGACTTTTGTAAGATTGTTGGAATATAAAGCAGATTGGAATGACAAACAGATTGTTAAAATCAATCGATGGTATCCATCAAGTAAAACCTGTTGTGAGTGTGGTTGGATAAATCAAGAATTAAATCTTTCAATAAGAGAATGGACTTGTAAAAACGGACACGTATTAGACCGTGATTTAAACGCTGCAAAAAACATTCTTAAAGAAGGATTGAAAATATTAAACTCGGCAGGAACTGTCGAAAACACGGGTGGAGACTCAAATAAGACTTCTGTAAAGAAGCACAAGTCCGTGAAACCCGAAGCCCATCCCATCGCCTTTGGCGTGGGTGGGTAGTTCACTTAAAATCAAAACAAATGTACGAAAGCAACAAAGGCGAAACAGATAAACAAACGTCTGAATTTGAAAAACTTTTGAATTCACTTGATTCAGCACTTGCCAGACAAGATGTAATAATCTCAGACATAAAAATAAGAGTAAACACTATGATAGAACCACAAAAAAGTCCCGTTGAATGTGATTCTGAAAAAGAATTAAGTGCAGGTGGATTTGTCGGTGATGTTCATGCAAGGATTTCAAGAATTCTTGACCACAATAAAGGACTTGAAGAAATTAATGACATATTACTAAGAGTTGTAGGATAATGGAAAGTCCAGAAGTAAAAAAAGAAAAATTAGTTACACAACTAATTGCAGTAGCCAATAAAATTAGTGGTGAAAATCGCATTGGATTAGCAGACCATGTAATTGTGCCGGATAAAAATATTGAAGCAATCGCAAGAAAGTTCAATATCAGTGTTGAAGAAGCGCAAGAAATGCTCAGAGAATATTTCAGACCCAAATAATATGGAAGCCAAAAAGAAATACATATACGTAACCTACGACCCACTGTATGAGGAAGTAATCTGTGCTCACGAAAAACCTAATAGTGATTGTAAGGTCTGTAGAAAACGTGAGTATCAAAAACGTAATGTATATCAGTTGTGTCAAAAAAAATTAGTATTGAAGCCATGACAGTCTACAAAGCAAAACCTGATACTTGGTTTAAAGAAGGTACAATTGCTGAACTAATTGAAAGTATCTATACCAACAATGGAAAGGAATTCGGAATATTCCGGGGAACTTATATTGTTGGCAGTTGTAATCCTCTTGGTTACGATAAATTTTGGTATAAGCAAGGACATAAAGATGACGATGAGGTTGTAATGAATGAACTTTGTGCTTTTGATGAATTTAAAATTGAAATCGTATGATAGAAATGATTGGAATTTGTTTTTTAATTTTTTGCTGTTATATACTTATAATAATTAAATGGTTATTATGGATACCATATATGTTTCTCATATTTCCACTTACAGAAAGATTTATGCATGAGTATGAACTGCCCATGTATCCTACTTACTGGATTGATGCGTTAAAGGAAAAACTATGAAAATAATCGAATTAGACGAAAGTAAATCACAATCATATGATTTATATACTGCCTTAGATAATCTGTTTTATCTTTTGGCAGAACGTCTGCCAAATTTCTTTCTTGAGCCAGTAAATCTTGATGGAGAAATATATCACCTACCTAAGTATATTACTAAATTACATTACGATAGTATTGACCCACAAACACAGGATTTGATGAACGAACTAAACAAACAATTACAATGAACATAAAAGAAGATTTATATTTGATGTTTCGGGAAACAAGTCGGGATTACGCTACTTCTATAGTGCCCCGCATTGCCGTTAAAGATGACGAAGTTGAAACAGAAAATGAGCATTGGACCGAAATTCTTGATGCGTATCAAGAAGGTGTAAAGAACGTTATTGAGTTCATGTTTAATAATTATGACGTTTACAGCAAAGAAAGTTTTGATGACTTAAGAAAAAGAGTAGATGCAATAGTATATTGCCAATGCCCAGAGCCAGACAGAGAAAGTGGTTATACGTATTGCAATCGTTGTCACAAACATGTTAATTTTAATATTCCTGACCAAGAAGAACTTGAACGTAAAAATTTACGAGAAAGGGAATATAATAATCTCTGTGCAAGGGCAACATTATATCCCGGCAAAACTATTGATGAAGTAATAAAAATTCTTCAACACCAAAGAATTGAAATTGCATATAAATCTGTAAACGACATATTATGCAACACCAAACCAATAAATAACAGAGAGACTCGTCAATGGGTAATCAAAATGCTTCAAAGAAAATTAGATGCGGTTGTTGTCAGATGTGATGAAGAACTTAACTCACCTGAAGTAATTGACCAAAACCTACTTATTGCAGAAGCAATATGGAATAGTGATTATTCAAATGAATATCAAATAAAAAAAGTATTGTTGGTCTTCGGTGAAATACAACAGGTAGAAAAATATCAAAGACAGCATTATTTCGACAACGAAACATATAAATTTATACAGAAAGGAATATAACAATGGCAGGAAGCAGATACACAAAATCGATACCGGAATTCGTATATTTTATAGACGGGGGTGACGGATGGTTCGCAGGTCCGTATGTAAAAAATCCTATGAAGGGCAAAAATGCAAATACCGAAGGACTTATAATCTGTAAAGTACAGGTAGTTCCAAGACTTGTCACAAAACCAAACAAAATAGAATAAATGAAGCAATACCCAGAAATATTGTACTATGGTGAGAATTGGGGACTGCCTATCTTGGCTTTTGAAAAACTCGATGGCAGTAATTTGAGATTTGAATACAATCACAAACGTGGTTTTTATAAATTCGGAACACGTAATACAATGATTGACAGAAATTCAACTCCCTTTGGCTTTGCCATAAACTTATTTCTGCAAGACTATGAGAAAAAACTCACAGAAATTTTCAAGAGTAAGAAATACAGAGAATACTTGTCGTTTGTTTGTTTTGCTGAACTTCATGGATTTAAATCAGAATTTGGACAACACGATTTCGGAAATGACGTATTTAACATTACGTTGTTTGATGTTAGCGCATATAAACTCGGTTTAATACCCCCACGACAGTTTCTACACGACTTTGAAGAGGTAGGCATACCGAAACTCGTCTATGACGGAAACTTGAACAGAGAGTTCGTAAACAGGGTTAAAACGAACGAATTCTCCTTGCAGGAAGGCGTAGTTTGTAAAGGCGTAGTTCCAAGAAGGAAATCCGGAGAAAATCTTTACTATTGTAAAATTAAAACTGACGGTTGGTTTGAGAGACTACGTAATCGTAGACCAGACTTATACAGCAATGAAGCTAAACAATTAATTCACGATACTCATGGAGAATAAAAAACCAATATCAGACGAAGAACTCCAAAGACTTGCCGATTGGCTTAAGTCCGATGAAGGCAGAAAAAAAATTCGTGAATCCCAGGAAACTGCAGATGAAGTCTGTAAAATAATTGATTCAATGAATGATATTAACCCCGAAATACTTACAACACCATTTGACATATAATTATGGAAACAAAAGATTACATGCTTGGATTTCTCAAGCAAGAAGCAAATACGACTTTCGTTGAAGAAATAACAGATATACGAGTAAAAGATTGTGACGATGACCACGGACCAATGGGAAAACATTATGTGGTAACCCTCAAAATTCGTGTACCAGACTTTACTCTCACTACAGGCAATCAAACTAAAATAGTTAAAACAAAATGTCTTGTAGACGTAAAGCAATTTAATCATTTTGTAGAAAAACATAAAGCAATAATTTGGCTATGAGAAATGCAACAATAATAACATGCAATAGTGCAGGTGTCATTTCAGCAGGAATGGTTTGGCACGATGAAACCGATGAAAATGAAGTCATTCAACTGACCATCGGAGAATATGAATATGATTTTGATAATGAAGGCAAACTATTAAACACTAAAGGAGTTCAGAGTTGCCATGCACCAAGTACTCATATGAGTTGTGCACAGCCAAGACTTGAAGGTACTTGTATACCAATAAACATTAAAACTGAAGACTAATGAATATAAAAGAATTACTTCTCGAAGGTTGTAGGATTTCTTTACCCTACAAAAATGAACCGGAACAATGGGTTGGTGAGACAAAGATTTACATATTCTCTGGCGGTTGTGGCTGTAAACCAAAACTTATTGTCGAAGGAGATTATTGTAATGGCTATAGAAAAGAATTTGAAGTAGACCAACTTGATGAAGCAATCAAGTACTTCAATGATAATGCTTTTAGTCCAACAAACATTATGTACAAAATGAGTCCAGCAATGTTAATGGCAACAAAAGACGTTCCTGATATCGATTTGGACGATGAGACAGATTTTAAAATAGTCGAAAAAATAAAATTGAAACTAATTAAAGACAATGAAAACACTTGAAATTAATTTAACTGAAGCAGAGGTTAAATTACTTCTGATGATTCTCGATGATGCAGAAGACAGACGTGCTGACATGAGTTGCAACGACCCAGAAAAGCGGGAAGAAAAACTCTTCAGTAAAGACGAGAGAATCAAAATGCAAAGGCAAATGAGTCCTGATGAACCAGAAGAAGACATCGATGGTTTTCTATTCAACAATCAATATGTGGGATATATAATTGAGAGAATCGAACAACAAATAAAGGAATAACTGATGATGAGAATTGTTGAACACGATTTTTCGGAAATACTGAAAACAAATCTTGAAAAAGATAATGTAGAGAGAATCGGTGAAATAGACGGTGTGGGTCTGTACTATAATAAATATCAAGAAGAAAACGAGTTTCTCGTAGGTTATAAAGAACAGAAAATAAATTTCATTGTTGGCAATTGCAATGACTTGGAGAAGTTTAAAAAAGTATTAGAGGCATATAAAAACAATAAATATCAATGGGAAAATATTCGTTAATTAATGTAGCACAGGACTTCGATATCGTTTTTCAAGAAGGCGATGTTATTGAATTCGAAATGCCACCGTTCTGCAGTGGCGATTATAAGGCAACTGTAAAAAAAGACCCAGACTTTGGACTATACATCGATAAAGATGATAATTACTTTGAAGGTTGCCGGGATTTCGTAGTATATCGTAATGGCGAAATAATTTAACTATGAGAACAATTAACGGCAAATTAGAACTTTCTACAAAGAAAGAAGCGTGGGTGCAATTAAACCCATATCAAGTAATTGGTAATACACCTGTAGAATTTACACCAAGAGATTTATTCTTGGGAGAAGTACTAAAGGTTGATAATGGGCACATTAAAATAGTTGGTTTTGGCGGTGCTGGTTTATTCGGAAAAGACAGTTATTCTTGGATGTGGATTAAAATTAAGGAAGTAAAAAGAAAGTTGAAAAACCCCAATAGGTTTTATTTTTAAATTAATACACATAATCTAAATGAAGATTGTGGTGGGGTTATATTTGGTGGATGGGTTAATTCTGTTGAAGAATGTATAAGTAATTGCTTTCCTAAAGAGCATTTAAATGAAAGCACTGGAAGTCTATATTATAATAAGACATTGAAAATAACAGAAATTAAAAAAACCGATATTGAAACAGGTGAAAAATCATCTGTTTCAATTGATGACAGCTACAATACTCAATTAAATACAATGCTATGATTGAAGGAATAATTAAGTCAGAAAAAGAATTACGTAAATTATTACGTAAAGACCTGAAAGAAGCAGGTCGCCAGTGTGCTCCGACAAAAAAAGAACTTGATGAACAAATTGAGGACTTCATGAATGATGAAGACTTCCAACCTAAAGAGTATCCGATATATATCTATGTCGATTTTACTTTTGTATATCATGGCTTTGATGTCGAATTACTTTCAACATCACATACATTAACAAAAGCAGAAATGCAGAAACTACTAAATGAATTTTAACCAATGACAGAAGATATACAGGAATTAAGAAAAGCAATGCTTGAAAGTCGTCAAGCAGTTAGTGAATACATTGAAAGATTTTCAAGACCGATGACCGAAGAAGAAAGACGGGACTTCGAGAAAACTTATGTTGCAACATTTCCAAGTACAGAACAAACTCAGCCAAGAATTCTGGAATTCAAAACCTTAGAAGATGCACAGGAATTGAAAAGACTGCAGGATGTTATGAAAGAAAAACAACAGGCATTTTATCAGGCGTACTTAAAATTAAAAGAATTAAATGAGCAGAAATAAAACTTTTCGTAGAGAACTTATGCTTGTCATAAATAAGCATTCAAAAGAAAATGGTAGCAATACCCCAGACTTCATACTGGCAGAATATCTCATAGAATGCCTGCGAGTATTCGATAAAACCACGAGATTACGCAATGATTGGTATGGAGAAAAAATCTGTGAAGAAAAAATACGGGAAAGCCGTAATAAACCTGAAAAAGAAATCGATGAATTCACAAGTCGTGGACACATATCTCCAATAGATATTGATGTGACATTCGGTGGTGAAAAACCAGGATATCCAACAAGACGTAATGCTGAACTGCCATGAAAGAAAATCCTCTTGCATCAGAAGAAAATTTTCAGAAATTCATGAATGAACTTTGCTGTAATGGCTGTAAATTTTTTGTTGATGAAAAATGTACAGAGAAAGACCATAAAGCACATGATGAAGATAAATCCATAATGATACAAGCATCATTAAATGCTTATCTTCAAAATCAAAGCGAAAGTGAACGGGAATTCGTTGACCACATAAATAATTACTATATTTGTTTAATGTTTAAAAGCCGAAATAAATGACAAACAATACAATTGAACGTACAGAAGTACGAGTCTTTCAAATAGACTACAAATGCCCCAAATGTGGTATAGGATATCTCAGACCAACGGGAATAATATGCTCGGCAAACCCACCAATGCACCCACATAAGTGTTCAAATCCCGATTGCGACTATGCAGAAACCATCGTTGGTAATACATATCCTTATGTAGAATATGAGTCAATAGATTATAAGCACAAATTGTTGTTGGCAATACAATGATGTTACGTTGCCTTTCGATTTATAAAAAATTATAATATGCCGGAAATAAATGATAATAATTACAGACTAAATAAAGCATGCAAATTCTATCCATGCCACAAAAATTTAGAAGATTGCACATTCTGTTATTGTCCTTTCTATGCCTGTGAAAATTTAAAAAGAGGCAGGTACATCAGCAGATACATCATAAATCTCAATAATAATAATAATAATCCTATCTGGGATTGTTCAAACTGTGAATGGATTCACAAAAAATCAACCGTTGACAAAATATTCGAAGAATTACGACAAATAGAATTACTGCGGGATGATAGGGTAGAATAACTATATAATGGTCTCCTATGAAAAATTCTATGCAAAGGACCTTATGGATATTTATTATCTGCCTATATGCAATTAATATACAATACACCGATATTAATTATTCACAACAACAACGGCATAAATACAAATTACAGTATTCCAATGGCATTCCTACAACCTTGGGAATAAATATGTACATTAATTCCCCTATTAATCAAAAACATTTTATTGCTGAATACCAAACCCTTATAAAAGACTCAATCTATAACGACATTTATTTCAGTACTGAAACTGCTAAAGACAAAACTGCTCCTTTGGCATATAACGATATTAGCCTGAATTCAAGTTGTGAAATAGTCGTAAGCAATAATGAAAGATACCGGGCATTCGAATACTACGATAGTTTGAAATATATGTATAACGAAAACGATAACTTCCTTAAAGCAACAATCTTTCACGAAATCAGCCATTATTATTTTACTCAAGTAATACTTGAAATGACAAGGGTTAAACATTTGAAAGTCAATCAGTACTATATACAAAACATTACAATGTTTCCCAATCAAGAATTACAATACGGAGAAAAGTTCATAGAAGAAGGCTTCTGCGAATATATAATACAAAAATTTCATTTATGCCCAATATTTAATAACATCAGTATTCCACAAACCAAAGCAGACCTCTTAAACCCAAAAAAAAATTATGAATATCAATACGTATATTCATCAAGGACATTAAGCCAATATTTGGATAGTTGTATATTAAAGGATGGAAATGTTAAAAGAGGCTTGATGCTCATACTTTCCGACAGACCACCAAACTTCCAGGAAATACTCAAACCAAAGTATTACTACCATAGACTTAAAAGCCAAACTTTAACCCCTATAGATAGTATTTATTGATAAAACAACTAATATTAAACTAATATTTGGCTAAATGGCTGTAGATAAAATCATAGGTGGAATCATTCGAGAACTTTATAACATAAATAAAGACGACATTAAAGAATCTATAATCAGCGAGTTAGAATCACTCACCGAAAGCAAGGCTTTAGATAAAAATACTGTTGAAAATCTTATACCTTCAGAAGGTATAGCTGATAAATATGCAGAAAGACAATTCAATATACCCGATAGCAGTGCAGAACAAGACTATCAAGCAACAAAAGCAATGCAAGCCAACAATACTATGGGAGAATATGTTGGCGATGTTAAAGAAGAAAATAATAATGGCGCACAAAAAGTTAGAGTATTTGCAAATCCCCGTAATTTAGAAGGCTTTCAAAAACAAGCCAGAGCAATCTCAGATATAAATGGCAATATGTTTGTTGCAGAACGTGATGGCAGATTCTCTCACGATGAATTGAAAAGGGTAATAATGAAAAGTAAATATGGAAACTCAGGAACTGGTTATATGGAATGGTATAGGCAAGGCAGTTCGAATATTTTCGGATGGTCCGTAACATATACAACCAACAATCAATTTGACAAAAAAACTGAAGCAAAATACTTGGATGTACTTAAAAGAAAAAATTCACAATTCAGATACTTAGTTCCGCAAAAACCTAAACAACCCAACCAAGTAAACCAGCCTAATCAAGCAAGTAATTTAGCAGAAGAAGGTGTAGCAGATAAATATGCAGAACGACAATTCAATATTCCCGACCCTAATGTACAACAAGATATACAAGCAAAAGGCGAAATACAAAAAGACGTGGAGAAACCCTATGCCAAAGTTGACAATACACCTATATATAAAAATCCCAGGTCATTAGAAAATTTTGGTGCTAACGTCAGAGCAATTGCAGATTATAAAGGAGATTTATACGTTGCACAAGAAGATAGTAGCTTTAATCATGGCAAAATGGGAAATGTTTTATTTCCGGGAGAAGGCGTATGGCAATTTGGATTTGGCGGTGTATATGAAAATCTGAATAAATATGCATTACTACAAAGAATAGCAGACAGTAATGACTTCGGATTATCAGATATAAGCAATGATTATGTTCAAAAAGATGAAGACCAAAGAGAATCAGGCGAAAAAATCTTATTGAAGACAAAACAAAAAAATCCACAATACAATTTTCATAATGAATATTATGATGATGTTTATGATAAAAGTGATTCTTCACCTGTGGGTACAGCATCAGGTCTTCAAAAAGAAGGTGTAGCAGATAAGTACGGAGAAAAACAATTCAATATTCCCGACCAATCAAAAGAACAAGACCGCCAAGCTACGCAAGCAATGGGACAACAAGAAAAACCTGATGACCCCAAAGGACTATTGGTAGGAAATACTGACGGTAGACCCGCAACAAGTTATAGTAAGGCAAGAAACGGTACAAATATATTCTTAAATCCCCGAAGTCTTGATAGCTTTGAAGATGATGTAAAAGCCGTAAGTAATACTATTGGAGATTTATTTGTTGCACAAGCCGATGCTGACATTTATCATGCAGACATAACTAATGTTGCTGAAGGACAAGACATATATAATGAATTTATTGGCAATGCATATGACGGAGAAGATTGCATTACCTGGCATAGAATAGGAAGGTCTAATGATTTCGGATTTAGTGTCAGTTATATGGATTTTAATAAAGAACCAGAAAATCACCCAACAAGAGATAAACTAATAAAGGCAGTTAAATCAAAAAATCCACAATTCAACTATATCCCTCAGTATTGGCACGAAGTACTGAATATCCGTTATGACCAAGAACATAATATGAATAACTCAGACTTGCAAAACTATAACGATGCACCAAACAACAATAACAACGATAACGATATTTATGATACAAGACCCAAAAACTATCCAATATATTCGAATATGAAAGAACAAAGTGTTAATGAAAATAATGAAAATGGTACAATTGACAATAGTAATGAAACTGGCAAGATAGATAATGGTAATGAAACAGGAAAGATTGCTGAAGCAAACGTAGAACCTACAGAAGCAGGCGATGAAAAGAAAGACATCGTAAATAACAACGATGATAATATTCTCTGCAAGGACGTAGTTATGGATGAACAAACCATAAATAATGATAATAATAATGAATTGGTATTTGAAGGTTGGGGTGAAAACTTGCAGGAAGGCATAGACGTTTGGCATGGCTCAACAGAAAAGTTCGACAGATTTGACATGAATAGGGTCGGTACTGGTGATGGAAAATCTTTAGGCGGTTGGGGAATATACTTCTCGGAGAACCCAGAGGTAAGCAAACGTTATTATTTACCAAAAGGTCAGTTAAAACAACACGAAATACGTAGCGGAAATTATTTTGACTTGGATTTGCCCTTAGAAAACGGACAGAGAATATTGCAAGGTTTAAACAGACAGGGCATTGACCAAAAAGATTTGGATGAATTTCAAGAGACTTACGTAGATAATTACGACACCAATGGTAAACAAGCATATGACTGGTTAAGTTTTGTACTTGGTGGAGAACAACAGGCATCAAAATTCTTAGAAAGTTTGGGTTATATTGGCAATACTATGTTGGACCGTTGGGAGCCAGACTCAAGAAACTACGTGGTATTTGACAGTAAAAGCATTATACAATAAGTATTATACAATAAAGCGTAACGCTTGAAAGCGTAACATTACTAATTTATGAATGATTAGTAATAATTAGTAATAAAATATATGAATATCAAGGAAATAATCGGTGATGAGATTCAGAGGTTTGCAGAAACAAGCAATGCTAATACTGGCTTTAATAAGAAGCTATACTACCACGGCAGACAACTTGGCAACAGACCATACACTGGAGATTATATCTTCATTACAGACAACTTAGGCTATGCCAGTGGCTATTCAGACGGCAAAGAACTATATACATACACAATTCCTTTCAGTAATGACAAACTTTTTAGTATTCGTAATGCCGAACATAGAAATTTACTGAGTAAATACTTAGACGTACAAACAATCCTACATATGAGGTCTGATTCAGGACCTGACCAGGAATTAGATTGGGCAGCACTCTCATATGTATCAACGGATGAATTTGACATGCCGGAAGACCTGTTCATACACTTGGGATTTCTTGGCATTAGACTTAAAGAAAGACAGGACATAGAGAGTATTTATATCTTTAACCAAAAAAACTTGAAATTTGAAGGTGTAATAGACATTACTACTCCACAGATGATACAACAAATAGGGAAGTTCTACAAAGACTTTCAGAAGGGCAAGAACTTCTTGGAAGAAACAGACAAAGAAACAGGTAATATAAAAGAAACAGGTAATATAGAAAAATCCAAGACTATATTCTCTGATGTACCAGAAGAACTCTTCCAAAAACTCAAACTACGAAAGTTTAGTGACGAAGCAAACCGTAGTCATATGAAACTCTTCCGAGCAAAAGACGGAAAACAATACATAATTTCAAAGAGTATTAATCAAGATGTGTTTAAAGCCAGCACCTTAGATGGTAAAGTTGTAGGCATAGCGGTATTCGATGATGACAATAAAGACTATTTTACTGGCTATGAAACGTCACAGAGTATAAAGGTTATGGCAGAGTACCAAAGATTGGGCATTGCTACTGCTCTCACGGACTTCGCTGAGAAAATCTACCAAAAACCCTATAAACCTACTAAGGTCCTGAGTGAACCTATGCAGGGATTTGTCAAGAATAGATTCGAAAAATAAAAAATTCTTGCAATATTTCCACATATATATTATCTTTGTCATATGCCAAAAGGAAGATATCAATATTCAACAGAAGATTTTATTAAAATTGTAAAAGAAAATCACGGTGACATATATACGTTTGAGAAAACCATTTTTAATGGTAGTGGAAATCCTGTTACAGTAACTTGTGTGAAGCATAAATATAATATTACTATAATTGCAGAAGTTTTACTTAGAAGAACTGAAAGAAATGGTGGACCTAAGAAAAATCCAATTGTGGGTAGTTGCCCTATGTGTAGAACAGAATATTTTGAGAGCATTAAGAATGAAATGCTGAAAAGATTTAGAGTTGCACATAATAATGAATATGAGTATGAAGGATATGTTAATTTGGAAACACCATTTACTGCTATCTGTAAAAAACATGGTAAATTTAAGGTTAGAGCAGAAAGTCATTTAAGAGGCACAGGTAAATGTCCTACTTGTTATCCACATAAAAAAGAACAGTCGTTAAATTATAAAATTGTTGACGGTAAAGATTATTATGTCTGTGATATTCACGGTGACGTGTCAATGGGCAAATACAGAAAATTATTTAAGGGTTATAAATAGTAACTAAAATATAGAACAATATTATACAAATATAAACTTTGGTATAGTTTTTGTAGTGTTATGTATATGATTGGAATAAAAGAAGCAGCAGAATTACTTGGAATTACTCCCAAAACATTAAGATTATGGGAGAAAAACGGTAAAATAATGAGTCATAGGACTGAAGGTCAACATAGAAGATATGTAGTTTCAGAACTTATCGGTAGTCGTGGAGACAAACTATTAACAATTGCTTATGCCAGAGTATCAAGTTATGACCAGAAAGATGATTTAAAACGACAAGAATTGGTATTGGAAAGTTATTGTGCGAGTAAAGGATTTGAATTTGAATTAATTTCTGATTTAGGTTCTGGAATGAACTACAAGAAAAAAGGACTTGTAAGATTAATAAAATTAATTTGCAGTAATCAAATTGATAGATTGGTAATCACACATAAAGACAGATTACTAAGATTTGGAAGTGAGTTAATTTTTATGCTTTGCGAAATCTTTGCTGTTGAAGTTTGTATAATTAATAGGAGTGAAGATAGCACCTTTGAAGAAGATTTAGCCAACGATGTTTTGGAAATTATAACTGTCTTCAGTGCAAGATTATATGGAAGTCGAAGCCATAAAAATAAACAGATAATACAACAATTAAAACAGGTAGCCAAAGATTTGAAATGAAGTCAATTAAGGTAAGATTAGAACTAAACAATAAGCAGACTACACTTGCTAATAAACACGCAGGAGTGGCAAGATATGCTTATAATTGGGGAAAATCTGTCTGTGATTTGGCAATACAAAATAAGGAGCACAGACCAACAGCAATTGATTTACATAAGAAATTTGTTAAAGAAGAAAAAACTATTAAGTCTTGGTTGTATGAAGTATCCAAGTGCAGTCCACAACAAGGATTAAGAAATCTTGATGAAGCATATAAAAGAATATTTAAAGTCAAAGGAAGTAAATATCCAAAATTCAAAAAGAAAGGTCAACATGATAGATTTTACTTGGAAGGTGCTATTAAAATAGATAGTAATAAAATTAAAGTGCCTAAGTTTGGTTGGTTGAGATGTTCTGAAATATTACCAGAATGTGAAGTCAAAAATGTTGTTATAAGTAAAACTGCTAATCAATGGTTTATTGCTTTTAAAATACCATTTGAACCACAGATTACTAATAAGATGAATGATATTGTCGGTGTTGATTTAGGTATTAAAACACTTGCAGTATTGTCAGATGGTAAAGTATTTGAAGCAGTTAAACCATATAAACGAAACAAACGGAAATTAAAAATATTACAAAGAAGATTAAGTAAAAAACAGAAAGGTAGTCAAAATCGTAAAAAAGCAGTATTAAAAGTAGCAAAACTACATTATAGAATTGCTAATATTCGTAAAGATACATTACATAAATTGACAACATATTTAAGTAAAAACCACACTGAAATATGTATTGAAGATTTGAATGTAAATGGTATGAGTAAAAATCACAAATTAGCATCAGCCATATTGGATGGTGGATTTTCAGAGTTCAGAAGACAATTAGAATATAAATGTCAATGGTACGGCAGTACAGTGACAGTTGTTGATAGATTTTATCCAAGTTCAAAGACTTGTAGTGGATGCGGTAATGTTAAAAAAGAATTGAAACTATCTGAACGAACCTATGTTTGTGAGAATTGTGGATTATTAATTGACAGAGATTTAAATGCTGCAATTAATTTAAAAAATAAGTCGGCAAGTTATGCCGAATCAGCCTGTGGAGTGCCCAAACAATTAAACTCTTTTGAGTTTGATGGTGCTGTGAATCAGGAAGTAAACAACAATGTTCAACATTGTGTAAGTTTTATATAACGGTTGGATTTCATATTGTGATTTCTTCGGTACTAATTCTAAAACCAATATGTCTTTGGGTGAAAAGAAAATCGATGAACATCTTAAAAGAAAAAACTTGGACTTTGTATGGCAAAAAAGATTCGCAGATTGTAGAGATAAAATGCCTTTGCCATTTGATTTTTACTTGCCTGAGTATAATTTGATTATTGAATTTGATGGCGACCAGCATTACAGAAACACTGAAAAGTTCGGTAAAAATGGTGGTTTTGAGAGAATTCAAAAACATGATAAAATGAAAAATGAATATTGTGAAAAAAATAATATTCATCTATTACGTTTAACATATGATGATTTGGTTCACAACGTTTTAGAATGGTCAATTGATATGAAATTAAGCAAAATATTTGTAGACCAACTTTTGGCAAAATAAAAATTTTATATAGAAAAAATTCAGACCATTAAATATTGACCCAATTTACTGATACTCAGAATTTTAGTTTTTAAACCAAAAAAATTTACTAAAAAAATTTGGTTCTCGGTGATGGTTCTGTAGCACCCGCACCCCTGTAATCCCCTGGGGGAGAGGGGGTTAAGGCGGGGGGGATACGGGGGAGGGGCGTTGTTTAGAACCATTCTAAATAGCAGGGTATCAGATAAAAAAACAGGGTGCGACCTGCACCCTGTTAACTATGTCGTTAGTTAGATGACTACGTAAGTAGTTTTGCGGAATTTCAGACGTTTAACGTTTTCGATTGCTATTTCCCTGTGATAGATAGCTGTTTCAGTTCCCTGATATTTTGCGGGGTCTGACTTAGGAAAATACTGTTTAATTATTGCGGACGGTATGAAGTTCAGCGCACTGTCAAAGTGTAACGCTCTGAAAGTCTGCTGTGCCTTGTAGGTAAGGTAAAACGTTCCTTTGCCCACGTGCATACTTAACGCTGTACTGATTCGTTTACCTGCACCCTTCCACAAAGGTTGACTAACAAAATCTTTTTCTTTATTTTCACGTTCCAGTTGATTATTAACGCTATTTTCGTAAACGTACCCAACCATACCGCCAACGTTTGCAATTTTCACTACATTGCCAAATTTGGCTTTTCCTTCGGGGGTTAATTTCGGTTCAGTTACATACTGCAAACTAACTGGCTGTGCGCCAAAGTTCCAAGTTCTTAGCATTTCAATTAGTTCCTGCTTACTGATGTTTTTCTGATTTTTCATTTTATCTATTTTTGGGTTTATACTCTTTATTTATTGTCTGTCTGTATTCTTATACGTACAATGTTGCAAAATGTTTCGATATACATAAAAATGTTTTGATACACTGCTTATTTAGAATGAATATAAATTGCAAAGATTTATTGCTTTTACTGTAACATTTTTTGTTATTTGCAGTTTAACTACTATATTTGACAATCGAAACTTTTAGTGTTTAACCAATATTTAAAGCTATGAATGAAGTAACCAAAGCACAAACAGAAATCAGTGCAATTGATTTTAATAAGGTTTACAAGGAACAAAAGCCACGTATTGAATTATACCTACGGACGAAAACAAGTGATGAGGAATTAAGGAATGAAGTTATAAGCCAAACATTTGTTAAGGTATATACAGGTTTGGAGCATGGCAAATTTAATTCGAGTAAATCAAGTATTTCAACATGGGTGCATACCATTGCAAGAAATACGTTAATTGATGAAATTCGCAAAAACAAAAACAACTTAGTACATATTTCAGATTACACCAACGAAAACGGTGACGAAATTTTAGAATTTAAAGATAACGGCAGGGGTACTGATGCAGTTGTTGAAAACAATGAATTGGCAGACAGTATAATGACAGCTTTCAACAAGGTTAAACCAACCTATAAAGAAATAGCAATACAATATTTTATGTATCAGAAAGAATATAGTGAAATTGCAGACATGTTGTCAATACCTTTGAACACTGTTAAGGTTGCAATAATGAGAGCAAGAGAAGTATTGCAGGGTCAATTAAAACGTGAATATGCAACTATGTAATGTACAAAATAATATTGTGGGCAATGTACAAATAATCTGAAAATATATTGCCTGCAATGCAACAAATTCCTGGAAATTACGTATAAGAATACAGACAGACAAAAATACAGTATTAACCAAAACACAATGTACCATGACGACAAAAACTAAAACACCCGCAAGACCTTTGTACGAAATTGCAAGGGAAATCAGACAGAACTGGAAAAAATCAATCAGTGGCACTGACTTAAATTATGCAGCAAAACCATACCTTGAGGCAATGGAAAGTCTTGACAAAATTAGTGACAGGTATATAATGGACAGCGCAAGTTCAATAGTTGCTTACTTCTTAGGTAATGCTTCAAGTTGGAGAGGACCGAAAGCAAAGGAAATAAAAGCTGAATTAAACCAAATGCTGAAAGCAAAATAAAGTTTGCTAAATGTACAGATTATTTCCTCGTCAATAGTATTTATAGACGAGGAAATTTTATTTAATATGGCATATAGTAAACAATGGCTTAAACTATCTGATGAAGAAAGGAAGCTAAAAAGAATAGGATATAGAAAAAAGTATGAACAAAAACATCCTGAACGAGTAAAAGAAAGCGATAAACGTTATAGAATTAAACATAGGGAACGACTAAAAATTATTAAAAGTACTTGGCAAAAAAGCAAAGGTCGAAAAAATAAACTTCGGGCAATTGAATATCTTGGTGGTCATTGTACAGACTGTAAGAATGAATTTCCACCTTATGTATATGACTTTCATCATTTAGACCCAAATATAAAAGATAATAATATTGCAAGACTTATGGGCAGAAAATGGGAAGGCATTGTACATGAATTAGATAAATGTGTTTTGCTTTGTGCTAATTGTCATAGAATACGTGAAAATAAAGAAGAATTTTTGTAACATTTATAGTCTATTGTACGTATAACAACTGTAACCAAAACATAGAGACAAATGAAAATCTTAACACAGGAAATTCTCGCAGCTTTTAAGAAGCAAGGCAAGACAGGCAGAAAGTCTGCAAAGGATATTCGTATTGTACTGAAACTCTTCAACCCTATTGGTGCAGGAACATGGTACATATATGAGAAGGAAGATGAAGATATTTATTGGGCATTTGTCAACCTTGGTGACATAGATTGTGCAGAATGTGGCACAGTATCAATGAATGAATTGATGACTTTGCGTTTACCGCTTGGATTGCATATTGAAAGAGACAAATTTTTTGAGCCTCTGAGCATGTCACTTGAGGAAGTAATGAACAAAGTCAAAGCAGGACAGCACGTCTAAAAATAACTCGAAAACCCTGTAACATTACAGGGTTTTTTACGTATAACTACTGTAACCAAAACACAAAGACAAATGAAAGAATTATTATTAAAAGTTGACTATACAGACAGCACAAGAAAATTCTGGTGTGACTCTTCAATAAAGAATATGACAGTCGAATTTGACCCCGATAAACAAACCATACATGAACTTATTAAGGAAGTTTGTGATGAACGGGACGGAATGAAATTGTCATATAAGGGCAAACCACAGGGCAATGTTTATCGTGACGTAAAAGATGCTAATGGTAAGGTAACAGACACGAAAATTGTTGGTTACATGTACAGAGGCAAAATTGAAATATTTGACAGGAATATGACTAAACCTGTAACGGCATTGTTCGATGTTTGGGTAACAATAAAATTTGTTGAGAAATTCGAATTTGAAGTACTCGATGTGTAACATTTTCCAGGGAATGTACGTATAACAACTGTAACTAATATACATATAAAGCAATGTCAATAACTAAAACACTTACAGCACATAATTTAGTCATTCAGTTTGATTGTTTCAAACATGAAGACAATCTTGAAACAACACAGGAAATAATTGACAGTATCAATGAGATATTGTTACAGCAACTTCCGGATGCAAACCCGCAGATATTTACAACGGGTATTGACAAAGCAGATGTTTTCGAGAAATAATATACAGACAAATATTGTAACATTTATAGGTGAATGTACGTATAACAATTGTAACCAATACAGATAAAGAAATGACAGAACCACATGTTGAATTGAAATCAGTACACTTCGGATATAGCCGTGAATGGGGTTCTAATGGCAGGTTTGATGCAGATGTATGGATTAATGGCGTGAAGTGCATGAAAGCCATAGATGAAGGCAATGGCGGTGAAATAGACTATGAACATTTCATATACAAAAACCCACAGGCAAAACAAGTCAAAGCAAACATCAAATTGCTTGAAGCCTACATTAAAACCATGCCAAAACAGTCTCTTGGTGGCATACATGAAGGTGGAAAACTTGTAATGTTCACAATAGATATGGACCTGTACATCAATAACTTGCTTGACAAAATGTCAACCGAGAAGTTTCAGAAGAAATTACTGAAACACTTTGAAAAAGCAATATGTTTTGGTGTACCTAATGGCAAGCAATACAGGTCGGTTTATTGGACAGGCAAGACACTTGCACAGATTGACAAAATAAATCTGCAACGTACCTACGACAAGACAAAAGCAGGACTTGGCAAAGGTGAAACAATATTGAACACGAACTTACAAGCACTTGGCATAAACTTATAATTGTTTTTCATAATTCTTTTTTTTATAATTCATTTGTTGCTATCGAAACCCCGAAATATTCATATATCTTCGGGGTTTTTTATTGCAATAAATCCTGGAAATACTGAAACATTCATAGTCTATTGTACGTATAACAATTGTAACCAAAACACAATAAAGCTATGCAAACCACAGAACCCATGAGAATTACATTTGAGCCAAGGTATTATGAACTATTGCCCATAAAAGACGGCAAAGAGAAAAGAAGAGACAGAAGAGCAAAACAGCGTAAACACAATAAAAAGAAATAATTATTGAAACATTTATAACTGAATGTACGTATAACAATTGTAACCAAAACTCAAAAGCAATGTTAAAAAATAAATCAGAAATCACAGTAAGAACACAAGGTATCAAAGGTGGCAAAGCCAGATTTGAAAATAAAGGTTGTGTAACTCTTTGTATCACCGACAGAGGACAGAAAATGTCTGACCTGGTAATTGATGCAGACAGTTTCAGTGGTTCAGGTGCATCATATCAGAGAAGGGAAAAAACCCTTATAAACATCGACTTCGAAAACACACCTATTTTTCATGGTACTATCGAACAGCTTGTTGTTAAACTCCGGGGTGCTAAAACAGAATTCGAGCAAACAAAAAAATTCAAATCAATAGGACTTGTTCTTGGCAATCTTTATATGGGTGGCGAAGGTGCATATAAAGCAAAGAATCTCAAAGCAGATACCCGTGAAGAACTACTTATTAAAGCAACGGATATGTTATCCGATGGTAGTCTTGATGGTGGTATGGGTTTTGAATCTTTAATTGGAGCATTACTTGAGATAACCACTGTTACTTCATTCATTGTCAACGACAAAACATTTGAAAATGAAGAAACTGAAACAGTATTCTTAGGTGAATTAACACTTGAACAACAGCAATTTCTTGAAGAAACTGGAATGTACGTGTAACCTTCACCCGGCAATGTACGTATAACATTCGAAACTAAAATATACTATCGATGAAGACACGATAAAGACAATAAAAAATCCTGGAACGAATATACAGGCAGGATGACAAAATAAAAATATAATCTATGCTTTTGTTTGGTTACAAATGCAAAAAAAGACCCCGTGAAGTGTAACAATTTCCGGGGTTTTTTCGTATAACAATTGTAACCAATTAATAAAAAGAAATCATGGGAATACTTAAAATTTCAGCAAAATGTTCGGACCTCTGTTGGACTAAATATACCGATAAAAATGGTAAGGAAACTGAAACCAATGGCTATGTACCTGAAGGAATTGGTATCGGTGACGGTGGTGGTGACTATATTGATATTGATATTGACATGAAAACCGGACAGATTCTCAACTGGAAACCCGTAAGTGATGCACAGGTAATTGAAGCACAAAAAAAAGTATAATCATGAAAAAAGAAATTAAATATCATACAGACCCGACAGGTCATTGTGAAGTACTTGCAGGAAGAATAGTAATTGCAAAAGCATACGTTGGACAAAACGGCTATTCAATAAGAATTTTACAAGGCATGGACAGAGAAGCAACAATGAAAAAAATTAGAGAAGATTGCCCGGAATTCTTGACAACAAATGATATTCCTGAGAACTATTATCCTAAATTGTTTTCAAAATAATTTGTAACATTTACAAGGATTTTTCGTATAACTACTGTAACCAAAACACATAGAGAAATGACAAGAAAAGAATTTAAAGAATTGGTAAGCGTTCACAAATACGGAAGTAAACGCAATCCTAATGGTATTACAGCAATCTTCTTCGATTGGAAGACCAATGATGAAGGTAATGGCTTTAAGTATTGCGTATTCGCACGCAATTGCAATGCTAAGACAGATGAACTACTGAAAATGTTACAGGACTTCATTGAGCAAAAAATTGAAGATGTCCCTTGGTATGTACAATTGATTATGGCAATGATTGACAAACAGAGATTCAAAGTACCTTTGCAATCTTCGGGACTGAACACAATGAGAAAAGTTGAACCACTAATACAGAAAGTATAATGAGTAAGCCAAAATTTTACCAAGCAGTATTGCAGGAAGTCGAAGGTGACGTACTTGCAAAAGCCTTTCCGGAAAACGTCAAGAAATACGGAAATCCTATGGTGACTATGACTGAACGTATGGGTTCAGAAGAAGCTAAATGTCCGGAATGCGGAGAGAATTCCTGGTGGTTGCTTCCCAAAGAAGGAGCTGCAGTCCGTGAAGGAGGTAAGGCATACATAGAATGTCTGAATTGTGGCTATCAAACCCATTTATAAAATACTGAAATCCCTGTAACATTACAGGGGTTTTTTCGTATAACAACTGTAACCAATATTAAAAAGCAATGGAAAAGAAATTTATTAAACTCACAGAAGATGAGTTCTATGAAAGGTTTAATCCTATCAAGAATCATTTTTACAAGAATCCCGAAGACTGCAGCTATGATGGTTGTATGTTTGAAACCTACGGACAGGAACTTGACTACATTACAGAACTTATTAATGACGGTGGAAAAGCAAGTGTCTGGACCATCGAAGAAGTTGAAGGACGGTTTTATTTTGTCAGTGGCTACCACTTTGTTAATCGCTTTGGCTACCTTGTAACCAATGAACCTGTACCCGAAAATGAAGAGTATGAAGTATTGCTCGATACCGAAGTTGATGAGCCGAAAATACGTAAAGCAAAACTCGTAAAGGAAATTACAGTCATTGACCCTGATACAAAGGGTAAAGTTAAACTGACTGTTTATAAATCAGAAAACGGTGGTATGTTTGCAATGGACAGTAGTTTCCTTGACCAGTGCTATCAGGATGAAATTTATTCAATCATTCGTGACCCATTTGAAAGTGAAGGTAATCTTATGTTAATGGAAGAAAATTCACTTACAAATTACATAAATGATGTTGATTTACCACAAGACTAATTGATGCCTTGCTTAAATACTTGCCCCGAAGTGTAACCATTTCGGGGTTTTTACGTATAACATAGTATGAAGACCTTTCCAATATACGAATCACCAATGAAGGAACGCAACGAAGAAAAATTCGGGTTGTTCAGCAATAGTTGCGTATGTTGTGGCAGACCGACAGCAGAGAAACTCTATATTCACGCTACGACTGATTGGGTGGCAGTAGATGAACCTGACCAGGATAAGGTCAGTAATTCACAAGGTGCATTTCCAATAGGACCGGAATGCGCTAAGAAATTCCCAAAGGAATTTATATTTAAAGCACATTAATACAGGAATAAAATAAATAAAAATAATCCAAGGAAGTTGTAACATTTTCCTTTGTTTTTACGTATAACATATGTCTGGGTACAACTGGGGTGAAGTAATCCAATCCTGCCTTATAGTCTGAGTTTAGAATCAGTCTAAATA